GGTAAATGCTACCTTCTTTTCAAGAACGTACCCTTTTACATCTCCCCACATCCACATACCTATGGACTTTACTTCATTATCTATAATTTTGGCACAATCTTCTTTCCAGTCTCCTTCTTTGTTGCAGACTTCATTATCATATTTTTCTTTTGTAACGTATGCTATCCCTTTTATATAATCACCTTGATTATAACCCCTTGTCGACCACTCTATAGCTACCACATCTTTTCCATATTTGGATATGATATCTAACAGGTCTTCATCATCCAGATCCTCTATTAATTCTCCTCTGCAATCAAAGTCCTTCAAATCACCTGGTGAAAACTCTTGACCTATATATAGACTTGTCTTATGTTTCAACTCCCATACATTGCCACCTCTGTTGTATGTGAATGAGATCCCATTCGCTTCCCCTTTCTTTAAATATTTTACAATGTCTTTCTGTTCTATATGCTTCATTACAATAGCATCAATAACATCTCTAAGATCATGCTTGTTATCGTAGAAGAAAGTTTTCCAATTGCATTCATCATGTAATCGATGTGTATCTGAGTATTCAAAAAAGAATGACCCAAACAAACCCCAATTAGTTATAGGACATTCTGAATCACGGCAATAATACACTTTAATGCGATAATCGCCTACTTCTTTTGTTGTAATAAGATCGTCTTCCATGTCTTTATATTTTAAATAGTTCTTAATTTTTCTTCGATAAATGCATCTATTTCATCATAGTATGATCCATCAAAATCACAATTCCCATATTCCTCTGCAAACTCTTTAGCCCACCCTTGAATGATGTCAAATGCCTCTTCCCTGCTACATTCTTTTAATCCCGTTTGCTTTAGCTATGGGAGTATGTCAAAGAGTGAATACTATATATCTAACACCATAACTGTTATGTTTGTATGATACTAAGAAACCCTCATAACGAGCAAAATCAATTGCTATCTGTTCATGTACCATACGAATCGTGTTACCGTTAGGCGATACATCGGTTTCTCGAATATGCTTGTCGCAAATAAAACTTGCATATCCATACGCCTTAATTAGACGAGAGATTTTACTAATAAATTCGTCCTTACTAAATGGTGCTTCTTGCGCTATTTCCATACGCAATTTTTCTGCTGCTGTCATAATATTAATTTATTATTCTACATCAATTATTCCATACTCTGCCACTTCCAACACATCCTGTACTATTTCCGGATAGTCAGTTGTATCTAACGAAGCATCTTGTACGTATGCTTCTGCTAATTTCTTGGCTTCTTCAAACGATTCGGCTTGTATATATAAGTCAAGCGTCAATGAAAACGGGTATAACATAGCTAATCGGTTATTCTGTAATAATAATCAAGTTCTTCTCCCTTAAAGTTGCTCATGGCATACTCGTCAGCTTCTCGCCACAACCGGTCATACAATGCAGCCAGTTCACGATTGCTTTCATAATGCTGCCAGATTTTATGATTCAATACGAGCGTTAATTCCGTGAAGAACTTATAATCGTCTTTCCATTCATTGAACGCACGTCTGTAGGTATCTTTGACACCTACTATACCATACTTGTCGGCTATACTAAAATCTTCCCAAAAGGTAGTCAGTAGGTTATAGCCCACTTCTTTCATAAATTCTTTGAATGTCATAAACTATTATTTTAGGTATATAATTATCTTATCTTATCAATGACCTCTCTCTCGAACTCGTAATATTCATATATGCGACCTTTATAATCAGCCACCATTTCTTAAAATTACTTCTGCTTCTTCTGCGCTGTTAAGTTTTAATTCGTTTCCCATTTTATGTATTGTTTTCGCCGTTCACTATCTGATTAATGTATGGCCCTGGCCACGAACAGCCAGGCTGGCCTCATGGCAGGACGGGCGCCTCCTTACCCTGGCTGCTCTGCCCACTCCCTGTATCCTACGTTAAAACCAATAGGATCATACCTTTTGATCATAGTACCATAATTCTCTCTACCGCAATACCTGTTCTTTCCTCCAATGATCCATGCCTCATCGTCTCTATCTGGAGATATGGAGTTAAGAAACTTCTCATAATCTTTTCTACTCTTTCCCATCTTTGTCTTGATTTAAGCAATAGTTAATAAAATAAGCAACCTGTTCATTTTCCCCTGTATTATCAAAATCACCTAAAGTCATATCATCATAGTCCAGCAGAACCATACGAAAATCGTTTTTTTTGACATACACCTCCGTTAAAAACATAGGAATCCCAGCAATTTCTATTATCACCGGAAACTGATCATCAAAGTCAAACGCATTATTATCTTCTCCCCATTTTTTAAATTTTAGCTTTATACTTCCACCATTCTCCACTAATGCCTCTTTGATGTACTTTAATCTTTTTGCATTCAGATCAATCTCTGCTTTTTCTATTTCTTTGTACAATTCATTCAGATCCATATTCCACTATATTTATATTGTCAAATTTTTCTTTTATAATATCCAAAGCACCGCACTCGTTTGTTACCATAACATACTTTCCCGGCTTCATTCCTTTATTCTCCTTATCTTTAAATTGTTATTCCCACAGTATTCCTTCAGCCAACTATCCGTTAGATAACGATTAACTCTATCGTATTTCTTTTTCGGACCCTTGCTCCAGAATTTCCATTCGTTTGTGATATTGTACCCATATTTATCAAACCAATAGATATAATACACTACGTTACCATATAAATCCACTCTTTTTCTTTCCTGTATGACTACCTCATAAGGTATCTCCTTGTCTCTTTTTCCCATCTTTGTCCTCCTTCCTTGAATAAAAAAACGGCGCCTATCTTCGCAGACCAGTGCCGGTAACTAACTTACATGGAAAACTACTTAACCTCAACTAATTCTACAGAGCTGTAGAATTTAGTGAAGCTACCAACAAATTCTCTTATATTTTTATATTCTTCTGGTCGTTTTCTGTTACCATCTTTTATATAATTCACCCACAGTCTATCCTCTATGTTCTTAATCGCATTCTCTATCGTAAATTCGTCGCTGACGCTCATTAAACACGAAGACCCGGTTTTCTTATGTGGTTTATATATCCTTGAAAAAGACCACATTTTTATTCTATCATATATATATCCGTTGTTGGGATAAACGAATCCTATCCGGCTGTCACCTTCTTTAGCGTAAAACACACCTGGCTCCTTCCCGCCCTTTCTATATACTACAAATCCTTTTTCTTTTAGGATATTAACCACTTTATCTAATTTATTTTCTACGTTCATTTTCATGCAAAAATTTAAAAACGACCCTCATTATAGTTGCGAAGTTCTCTACCTTAACCCACTCATGAGCTACTGCTCTAAGTACAGACGTTTCATATGTTGGGACATTGTCTTCTTTAACCACCTTACAAGAAGCCAGAACTCCTTCAGTCGGCTTTAGTCCACGGTCATGCAGCTCGCATAGACCGTCCGGCCGGCGGAATGCGCACCACCCGTCTTTCTCTGTTGGCTGGATCATCGCTATTGGTTTTTCTTTCACTGCAAGATACCCTACCATCCACATTGTTTCTTTTAACCTGTCAGCGTATCCGGCATCTATGATAGCCTCTATGTCTTTTGGCGTACCAATACAAGGAACCTTACACATGTTCTTGCATTTATCACATGTACAAGGTTGCTCCCATCTGTTATGATCTATGCCTACCAACTTCTTTATCCGTTCTACTTCTTCTTTCATATTATACTATCTCTGTTAGTTTTTCATAATACAACTTCATTTCCGGTGAAGCATATTCCATGAATGCTTCGAATAAGTGGGGTACCTCTATTATCATATTCACATTACAACCTTCTGCCTGTGAAAGAGATTCAAGATCATTACTGTATGAACACGTTACATAAGCTCCTACATTAAACACATGTAAATCTAATCTTACATATTCCATACATAAATCTAACGCTTTAAACAAGTTCTCTACCTCAATCTCCTGAAATAGGTCTATAAACATCCTTAAATCCATTATTTTACCACCCTTTCTACATGTTTAATTAATACTACTGCTATTCCATTGCCGGTTTTTATCGCACATTCCGATCCCCTTATCCATTCTACACACCCTACATACTTTTCCGTAGCATGAAATCCGGGATTGTATTTTCCAGATGTACTGAACTCTACCGTATCCCCTACCCTCAGATCATCAAAAGCAATAGACCATGTGGTCCAAATTCTGTCATGTCTCCCAGGCTGAATGGCCCCGATTACGCCTTTTTTACGACCGTTTTTTATTGCCCTTAGTATTATCTTCCTATCACCTTCGATAAGGCTGCAAAAGCGCCCGTAAAAGGTCAAATCAACCTGTTTTCCTCCTATTTCTTCTCTTATTTTTGTTATTCTGTTCATTTTCTGATTTTGTTTTATTTTTTTCTTTGTTTTTTCTATCTTCTATAGAAGATGATAATAACATTATCTTTTCTATGTTACTTTTTGACTGTAAAAAAGAATCGCATTTCATTACTACTACCACCTTCTTAAGTTCCCCATTATCGTATAGCGATACACGCATCATGTTTTGCACCTCGTCCACTATCAGACCTGGAGTAGTCTTAGCCATTTTGCGTAGCTTATTATACTCCGGTCTTTCCATTTCCTCTGTTTATTACTCTATAGTATTTATCCTTATCCCCTTCTTTCAACTTCTCCAGATAGAAAATTCCATCATGTAAATGAGACAAACAAAACCTGTATCCGTATTTCTGTACTCTTCTTACATGATCCCGCAGTCTTATCTCTTCACTTTTGTCTTGTACTTTGATTTTAATACTGTCTCCTTCTTTGATTGTGTATAAAATAGTTTGAATCTCTTCTTTTTTCATCTTATAAAATATTTTAACGGCAGCACCTATACTCACGCACCACTACTGCCTTATGTTTAACAATTAAATACTTAACTCTTCAATGGTCAAGCCTTTTTCTTTTGCCCACTTTAGCATCGCGCATAATTCTGTTTCTGACTTATATTTCGGATCACGCCACGCCCATCCGAATTTATCCAGGACATGATGATATAATTCGTCGGCCTTTGCCGTGTAAATGTCTTTGAATAAATGCTCCGAACCTTCCGGTATAAGCATCTCTGTTGTTGCAAAATCGGAATACGATAAACATCCGTAAGCATATTCTGTTATTTCACTCCATGCTTCTCCGGCTTTAAATCCAAATTCTTTTACAAAAGCCAAAGTTAGATACATATTTAATAATATTGTTACATCATATCCGGAATCCGACTTTCTTTCTATTATTTCCTTTTCAAATTCCTTTAAATCTTCAGGTCCTAAAAAGATGTATCCTGATACCGACCGGTAATTAGTCTCCGCATACTTCTTGCATTTATCATCATTGACAATCTTACTAATGTTAGATAACATCTTTTGCCTCCATTCATCACAAAACTCTACCTCTACGTTCATCCAATCAGTACCATAATTATATTCTTTCGGATATCCGACCGATGTTACCTTTATACTATTCACGCCATATCCGTAAAGGCGTTCACTTACCTCATTCGCCCATTCCTGTACAAAAGGAATAAACTTATTGTAATAAGAATCAAAATCAAAATCCGATTCCTCCTCATATTCTGGCATCTCTTCATAATCCTGTTCAAAGAAATGACGAGGATCTGCTATTGTTTCGTAGAAACTTACGTTAATGAAACAAAACTCGTTGGTTGTCGTTTTTAATATCATAACTTTTTGTATTTACGTACATTTTTCTTGCCATAGAATCTACACATGGCACGAATCTGACTATAAAATACTTTTGTCCTCCTGGCCTCAAAGTATTTAAACATTTCTTCATTCTTTGTTTCCCAAACGTAATCCGTTTGGGAACTCATGCGATCTTTCTCCTTGCGTGAATAATGGTAATATGATACCACAACACGTTTCATACCATTCTTTACAGGTACGATATTTACGTCTATACTATTCTCTGTCATATTATTATTGTTTTATGCATTATACAAATACAAAGAGCGCATACCTTCACAGGCCGGCGCTCCTTTCAATAAAAATGAAAAAACTAATATTACATAAACATATTGTTTTCTACTCTTTATTACAATACTTTTGTTCCGCAATTATTATATCTTCCGTACTCTTTTTTCGTATCATTCAAGATTTCAAAAACCATCTTCTTGTGATCTTCGTTTGGTAACCTATCCTTAACAGCCGATATTACGCCCGCTATAGACGTAAAGCCTGAATCTGTTATTGAACACAGCAACACGCCTCTGTCGGCTCCGGTGCTTATTGCTGACGCCTTTATAATATCATTCTTATATATTCTCATAACTTTTTTGTTTTATTGTTTGTGAGATGCCCAGAATCGAACCAGGACCGGCACATACGCACCGGCACGCCGCGTCATCCCCTCTATGATGCAGAAATAGGCATGCCTATCCTCACGAACCGACATGCCTATCCTCACGAACCGACATGCCAAAACCCAAAACTTAATTTGATGAATAAAATAGATTAACAAAAATACTATTCTAATTCTTTTATAATATCTTTCACAATATTCAGCCTTACCTCCTTCGTTTCTGGACTAAGACAACCAAACCACCCATAAAACGTTCTTGTTTCCTCTGGTTCTGTGGCCATACTTATCTTCTCTTCCAATTCCGGGAAATATATTCTCACCATTTCGTCTGAACGAAACTCATAGATATTTTTATGTGTTTTGAAATACATAAACACTACATTTCTTAACGCAACACATATGTGTTCCCCATCCTCTAACCTATCAATCATCTCATATACCTTTTTCCATATGAATAATCGCTCTTCTTTTGCAAACATATCTTTCTTTATTTTTGTGGTATTATTTGACTGTACGCAGACTTTTCCATGTACACAATACTATGCTCCTGTCCAAGTATTTTCTTTGCTGCTTCTTTCTTTATCGCGCAATATCTCCCTGTACGATACGGATTCTTTTGATCTGATCCATCCTCAACTTCGATAATAAAACAACCTCCGTCATCTATTATCTTTTTGCAATTGTCACATATTTCTCCCGTGCATATATGATGCGGCGCCTGCCCTTTGATGTTATTCCCTAATAAAGCAATCCCCATCTCTTCACCGCATACTATGCATAGTTCTATGGATGGATTCAACCCATGCTCTGGATGCAATACAATACCGTCTTTCATTTTCTATCCTCCTTTATTAATTCTATTATAAACTTTTTATCTTGTTCCCACAATGGCAGCCCTTCTTTTACTGTGTATGCCACTGTTTCCCTCTCTCCTATTAATCGCACGGCAATCTCTCTTGCTTTCAAGTCATCCTCCTCATGCGATTTGTTTATTAAATCATAGGCACATGATTCCACCTTTTGCCTTTCGATTATTATCGAACCCATTAACTCGCTTATATGCGATCCTAAAAACGATAAGACATTAATAGCTTTCCCAATATCATTTGAAATAGCACTTGCTAAATACATCTTATCCATATACTCCGGCAAAGCCTCGTATGCCGTTTCTATGTTTTTATACTGATTTTCGTTTACCTCCCTTTTAATCAGTTCTTCAAATTCTTCTTTTAACATGTTCTTCCCTATTTTAATGTTGTGTGAGATCGCCGGAATCGAACCGACTTGCTGCACCATGAATCCCATAAAGCAAATGCTCCGATCTTCGCAGATGGGAGCATTCTGTCTAAAGCATAAGAAAATTAATGAAGAAATTTTTCTCACTTACGCCATAGCATCTAAAATAGCTATCAGCACTATTTCTATGACAAACATAATAGAAAATATCTTAAATGCCTTTTTCATATCGCTATCTCCTCCTTTTTATTTTTTTTTAGTTCCACAATAAACTGTTCCGGCTCTGCTCCGACCTACGTTCCACCTACAACCGCAGGCCTTAGCCCAAGGCGCCGCCTACTCCCCCTCTATGGCAGCCTGTTCGTACCTACAAATCCAATCTCCATCTATACAACTATCACTACGCGATAATAAACATTTATCCTTATAACAATCATAAAAAATACACCTATCACAACTGTAATCCTTAACGTCTACACAGCTAACTACCTTAGCATATACTATTCCATCACTGCCTTCTATTCCTTTTACCCCGAAAATAGAACCTTCTACCTCCTTACTCAAATCTAAGTCAGGCGCAAAGTCATATACGTTCATACCATCCATATTTTAATTGTTAAACATCCCGCTTAAAAAAAAAATACTCACATAATGCAGTCCTCAACCCTTAATCTGTTGGAAGGAACCTATATAATGCTGTTTTAAACCCTTATCATATTGAATTTTGTGGAAATGATCTACAGAACACTGTTTTAAAACGCTTATCTATTGAATTTTGTTGGTAGGGAGTTGAATTTTGTTGGTAGGGAGTGCCCTCCCTCTCCCCCTCTCCAACCCCGGCTAATCCTCCGGCTTTCCGCATAGAACCTGCGCTCTCGGCCTCACTACCGGCATACGGAGAGCGCTACAAGCTTATACTCTGGCATGAAGTATGGGGTATTTAGAGATAATATCATTCCATAGAGAGAATAGAGAGCCTTCAGCCCACGCCCTACCGCCTGCTCCTCCTATCAAGATAGATATTTAAGCCTATAATCAAAGCCAATAAAGAAAAGCAAAAGACCATTACAATATTATACTGATCCGGTCCGTACTCCAACATAGAGCGAATACCAACCGACAGAAAATACAAGTCAGCTACTAATAAAAACCACCACATAAAATAAAAAAAATACAATAAGTATGTCCGAAAATACGGGGATTATAAAACCTAACTAATTGATAATCAAGCATACATAATTTTTAAGAAAAGTACAATAAGCCTAATTTTCAATCCATAGAGACGAAAAAGGCGGAATCCGGAACCCTATTTTGGGCCAGAAAACCGCATAAAGTTTCGTTTTAGACCAATTTTAACGACATGATATAGACAAAATACCGGCATTATATCCAAACTATCCTATTTTAGTTTCGTTTTAGACCAATATAGCTTACATCCGCCGTTCACTCTCAGAATATCCTACCCGTAAATAGAAAGAGTAGGATACAAAAATAGGGCTGCTCCGATATTCGAAACAACCCTACTCCTGTTTAAATACTGTTTATGTTTTCCTTCACGTAAGTTCGTGATGTATGGACTTTACGTTTGCATTTGTCCTTTCCCGTATCGGCATGATACGCTTCTTTGAGATCACGATACAACATAAATTCCCGATACGCTCTTTTCCGCTTTTCTTTAGCTTCTTTCCTGGACAGACCGCGGACGTCTACCATATGAGATTTAAATTTCCTTTCCATTTTCTTTATGCTTTAATTATGATTAACTCCAGCGGTTAAGAGCTTCGATATAGAAACCCTCCGCCTCTTTATACTCATTTTCACTGAGTGTTTCCACCGTCTCGATATAGTTACGCAATGTTATTTTTACGCAGATGTTTTTAGATTTATTGAACGCTTCAGTTAAAGCGTTGATCATTTCTTTCTTTTCCATGTTATTATATTGTTTATAATTTAGAGGTTGCTCCGGAATCGAACCGAACGCGCATTCCTATCCTGTACGAATTTTATGCTACAACCAACAGCCCGTAATTAGTACGTAGTTCTTGTGTACAGGCCCGTACTATGTTGTTATTATATTTTCCGTCTGCTACACAACTTAGCCACAAATAAAGGCGATTGTGTCCTTGCGCTTTGATATATCACGCTCCTACATGGTAGGCTACATGTTTATACCCTGTAATTTAATCTACAGCCTTGTCCTATTTTACGTGTAGACAAGTAAGACACGTTTCGGTCTGGAGATAAACCGCGTACAACGGTATGTTTTCCAAACTGTACTAACATACCTAACATAAACCACACTTATTTAGTGCAGTTCATGCAGCAATACCGTATTTTTAATTGCCAACGGCTTCGATACCGGTATATCTATCTCCAATATGTAAAATAACTCTCTGTTTTGTCAGCTTCAGTCTAAAGCATACGCGGGACGTGCACCCACTGACAACGGCGTACAGACGCGTTTAACGGTACGCGTCAAACCTTTGGAGAGCTTAACGGCGCTCTCCGTGCCTTGTTACTGCTGGTTGCTTTCATGTGCGAGGTATTCACTTACACACTTTGCCACAGTGCGAATAGAATAAGATTTGATCTTAACAGCCACATAAGTAGATTTGTACTCGTCGGTTTCTTTTACCAACCATTTAGTACTTTTTTTATTCTCCAATGATTCGGCAGTAGTAAAACCAAATGCTTTATATTCGCTACCGTAAACCACATTCTCAGCGCACCAATCAGCCGTTTTAGCTTCAATTCCTTTTTCTTTGTCCGCATTGGTATCCTTATATACTTTAGAGTATAAAGCAAATTTAACAAAGGTATTATCAACTTTCGGTAACATTTGGCTACACACGGCTACCAGGCGTTTTTTATCCTTGGCGAGGGCTGCAACCTTTACGGCGTATTCTGCCGGTATTTCCAAAGCCTTGCAAATAGCCTTTAGATCAGCTCCATTAGCAAATAGAGCGTTGTACAGTTTAACAGCACCTACCAAATTTGCAGCATTTTCTTTGATAACGGCATTCTGTAGTTTGTTTACATTTTTTTTCGTAATCATATCCCAATATATTTTAATTGTTAAACAAATGATATTCAAATTAATGACCCACAACGCAGGCAATTACAGATACATATATAGTTAGCCCAACGGGTACACTATATAGGTTCACTATGTTAACTCGTAATCTCTCTCGATCACGACGCAAATATACGACATTTATCAATACTACAAATATATATGATATCTTTTTTTTGTTAATTTGTATTAATTTCGATTATATTATCTGATTATCAGAAAGTTATAAAACGAACGAGAGCAGTGTTATACGCGTACATTAATATGTAGGATATATGCTTATTTAAGTGGCTTATAATCAATATGTTATAATAACACATTGATTATCAATAATTTAAATAAGTGATTGATAATCAGAGAGTTTGTGGGTTTGAGGTAAAACGCGTTTCCGGTTTTCCAGCGAAGGGGGTGCGGGGGAGAAAACGCGTTTCGGGGGCGGGAGGTTCGTGACAGGTACCCCCTCTCTCCCATCACATAAACCTCTTTCTCATATCTCTCCCATCACATAAACCTCTTTCTCATATCTCTCCCATCACATAAACCTCTTTCTCATATCTCTCCCATCACATAAACATTTCACCATTCCTCTCCCTCATCACATAAAAATATGGGGAACCTATCCAAAGTTCCCCATACTTATTTTACGACGGTAATTATTTACTTTCCCATATTAGTTTATCTTCGGCTATTCCGATCTTTACTTCCTCGCACTTTCTCCCTATCCATCCATTGAGATACGAGAATGGTTCTGAGTTTTTTACTTCTTCTCCTAAGAAATTAAAAGCTTCAGTAGAAACATGGGATGCTTCATGGCAAACTGTTTCAAAATCAATTATTTTCTTATTAAGAAACCATATCAAAAATCCCGTATTAGGATTTAATTTACACCCTCCGTATGGAACGGATACAGTTACAGCCTTGCTATTATCTACGTAACTAAAATCGTTATTGAAACATTCTACCATGCCAGATACGTCTTTTCCTACGTATATCCACAGATTAAAAGGATAGACTTCCGGATAGAACTGATATAATTCACGCTTCATTTCGATAAAAGTTTTTTACTTTCAAGGAAGTCCTTAAACTGGTCACTTGATACGTCTATAACGAATCCAGCAGCACCAGCATGTCCTCCACCACCGAATCTCTTACTTACCTCACAGCAATCTACGCTGTCTTCTACGCATTCGTAAAGAGAGAACCTAACTTTTCCACATGGCATGATACAAAATGGCATCAGGGCTTTAATTTTTCTACCGTCTAACCAGTCCGGTGTAAGAGAATCAAATACCTTAGAGCTAAATTCAGCGGTATTCATAGCCATAACCTTAACCTCGTCGACGTAAGCTTCGAACGAGTACCTACTTACCTCATCTTCGTTTTTACAAGCCATGTAATTAATTATAGCACGTCCTTCTTTAGCAAGATCATAAAAAATAAGATCAATTTCATTGTCTTTCATGTTTTCTTTAAAGTGATCATATAAATACGACAATGCAATCAATACATTGAGTCTTATTTTTGATCTCAAGGCATACTGGACAGCTACTACCGTATCCCAGCCTAAGCCAGATTCTTTATTCCACACATCGTAGTCTGACAGGCATCGGACGATCGCCGGCACCTTCCCCATAAGCAGGTCCGAAGCCAGAGCGCACCGACACCGACCCTCCTCAACCCTGGAACTACGAACCCCCATGTCTTACTGTCCTCAATAATTCCCTTGTGGTGATCTATCCACATCAGGCTCTTCCCTTCATCAAGCCACTTTTTGAAAACAGTTTTAGAATCGGCTCCAAAAGACACGTCAAGAACATAAACAACATCTAAGTCACGTACTTGGTCAACAACTTTCTTAACATCATCTTCATACGAATACGGGATATAAACAACATCCTTGTTTTTACTGTTTTCGTACATGGTTGCGATGGCTGCCGATACAACGCCATCTAAATCCGATTTATGATAAACTATCGCTGTTTTCTTTACTTTCATGATATAAGCTTGTATATTTGATACTACCGTCTTTTAATGTTTCTATTTTTATAACATCACTATATGAATTAAAATTCTGATCTTTATCAATCCTTATATTCAGCACATCATCTACGGTTGCAGTTTTTCCATCATCGGTTTCAATCTTATAAAAATCTTTTAAAGTGATTTTTATATTAAGACCAACCCCATATGGATTTTCAAGGATATATATATGATCGTTGTTTAGAATAACTATTCCTTCACTTGTATGTTCTTTGGACAATACATATTCTAAATCAAGATCTTTATCCAAAAATGTAGTAATATCCATATAGTTAATACCGGAATTATAGGCACATACCTTATCCGAATCAGAGAACTGCCCTGGCAGACCACTGGCGTCCCCGACCATCAACGAACATCCCTTAAGTTGACTGAAGTTCATACCGCGCATTACCGTGTCTTTACACTTCATAAGAATATCATCAATCATGCCCGTATTAGGCTTCCTCATCGGATTTTGTTCGTCATTTGAATAACACAACCTTTTTTCATATAGGACGCCTCTTATACCTCTCTTTACCGCCAGATCATGTACGGACCTCAGTACGTATTCTATCTTAGCTTCAATATCAGCTCCAGAAACAAACCCAGCTTCTACTCCTCCTTGATTGCTTACGATAGCAAATACCTTAACACCGTTCTCCTGCATGAGGTCAAGAGCCTTATTCACCACATCCATCTTAATCCTCATATCTGTCAAGTCTGTAGCGAACGTATTCCCAGAAGCGGTTTCTATAAGCGTTCCATCAAAATCAAACAATAATATTCGTTTGGATTTTATATCAATATCTTGTACCATATCATTCTCCTTTCTCAAACTTACTTTTCTTAATCTCTCTCGGAACCAGGCAGAACACACCATCTTCGTCCTTAACCTTCACAATATCATAAACCGCATACTGATTATCACCGATATCCCAACCTAACGAAGACAGTACATCACGGAGGTAAATACGTCTATATTTCTCACCTTGTTTATTTAATAAAAACGATCTCTCGTCTTCTACCTTAGAAGGAGCTATATACAAATTAGAATCCAACACCCCTTTAAACTCAGCTCCTTCTTCCATACCAATAATAACCGCATCTTCGATACCCATCCATTTCAGATTGTCCACCGATATGGTCATAATCCGATCTTTGCTAATAGAAAGCTTTCTGATTTTAGCTTCTTTTGTCTTAGAACCTACATAGGTTTTACTGCTTAAAAAGTTTATCTTCATGATATAATGTTTTTAAATTGTATCGCAAATATACGCAATAATATAAACAATACAATTTAAAAACAATTAAAATATGATATTATAATACAGGTAATTTTTTGAACTGCTCTGGAGCCACCTCGGATATGATTCCACGGAAAGCAAGACGCGAACCGAAGTACGAACTCGCGCTCAACGCGTTGCGAGACGCATACGCATACGCCACGCCACTACTCGTATCCGAGCCGCTATAGGAGCGCGCCAAAACAATGGAGTTGCTCGATGTCTGACTATAGTAATCTGAATAATGCATGGAATCGTTACCGCCAACATTTGTCGGCACCACATCGAAAAACGGACCGTTTTCCGCTGCGATATTCGTTATCCAGCCATTGGAAGTTCCGGCGTTCACATTGCGAGTCGATCCGTCTGGGTCGGTGATTTTCCAAACTCGGTTGTTGATTTCTACACCTTCAACCCATTCATAGATACCACCAAAAACCCCTTCCAAACCTAAGCCGCAAACGTACTTTGAACTTTCGTTTTTGGTATCCGCACCGCCGGTTGCGTTGCTGCTTCCCGTTGTTGTAGCCGGATTATTATTTGCGCCACCTAATCCTAATACAGATTGAATATTACGTGTTTTGTACTTAGCATACAACATCATAGCAATCACGCAATGTTGTTGAAAATCTATCATCTGAAACCCGGTACCACGCGCTTTCGCATAACCTTCAAAATCGTTGAATGATTTTGAAGTTGTAGGACTAACACCACTCCAGCTATATAATCCATTCAAAGATACATATCCTTTATATGCTCCAACAAGAGATTCCGGGACATGGATGTAAGTGCCGTCAATATCATGATCAGCAAAATGATAAAGAAATCTATTATCATCCACCTTATACCATTTATACCAAAATTCTAAGAAAACGACCATCACATCACCTTCTGGTCCGGTAAGATTAGCCTGACTACCATCAAGATACAAATTGCTGTTGTCTTCCTTCAACCTACATACAAAAACCTCTCCTCCTCCCATAGCGCTCTTGCAAAGAACTCTATAAAAGCCACTTGTAATCAACCTATTTAAAAAATCACTGTCTTCGCTTATTGTTATATTAGCCGGATCTGATACAGATTTATCAAAAACTATAAAATTATCAGTAGGTAAATACCCCCCCCTATTTTGTTAAAAAATCTTCTTCTCATAATTGTCTTATTTTGGGATAAAGATAGTTTTAATTTATGAAGATCAATAATAGGATTTCCGTATAATAAAACTATATTTGTCAAGATATTAATTAACTAAAAAAAATCATTTATATCATGGCAGAAATGAAAATAGGTTTTGTAACCTTCAATCCGGGATCAGGTGACGGTGATCAGGCAGTTACCGTATCAGGTGAAAAATACGAAGGTCGTGTACAGCGTACGTTACAAGTAGAATTTGGTGCCGAATCCGGGGATGTTAAGAAAAGTGCTACCATAAACCAAGCTCCGGTAGCTGAGTTCGTAAAAATAGATCCTACTGCATCTGTAGGGAAAGAAGGTGGTACTGTAACAATCAACGGCACAAGTAACTCAACTAAATTAACGTTCTCCTTAACTCCAGACGAGTCTCATCCTCTGACGCTGGAAATACCAGCCTCCTATCAGGCAGCAGGCAAGGCTACCAATAACGGTGCTGTTATTGCCGACGACCCTGGTGCAACAGGGGGATTTGCTTTCAGTATCGTATTCTCCAGTATTCCAGAAAACGCTGATGTAAATGATCTGGTAAATACTCTTAAGGTGACGGCCGCCGGTGGTCAGACAGCTAATACGGTTATTACCCAGACAGCAGGTGATCCGTTCTTGGAAATAGACAAGGAGGTAATCAACTTGGATGCAAACGGTACTCCTCAGACTATCAATGTTAATGCTAACATCAGGTGGACTATCACACAAGCTGTTTCTAAGTTGGTAAGGACAGTAATGAAGTGATGTGATTATTCACGTCTGTATTGCTTATAAAAAACAAAAAGGGACGTCTATTTGGCGTCCCTTTTTTCTATGCATTGTATATAGTATTTATCTTTTTGCCTACTGACAAAAATCTTTTTGAAAATCATCTGTTTCCTGATATGGACTCTTTTCCCGTCATCTAATTCTCTCCAAATTTCATTAAAAATCGAATCTATTAACTCCATAACCTTCTTATCGGAAACGAGATTCTTTCTACCGGGGCTAACCCATCCATCATCAGTCATCTTACCGGCTATCCTATTAGCTATTCTACTTAATTCACGTGGGGTGCTCATTTCAATCTGTTTTTAAATATTCTACCTTTTTCACACTGAAGTATGCAGTCTCTCATGGGATGATCTTGTTCGTGATCGTCACACATCGGAAATTCTTTTCCATAGGGGAAAGCAATGTGCGGGCACTGCGCCCTGAACGCATCCCAGGCCGACTTCCTCACAGCCTCAGCCCCGGCACGCACGCCTTTCTCTCTTTCCTTGGCTGGGTCAGCATACACGTTTGAAATAGCTCTTTTCTTCCAAGTAAGCATATTGTAGTAAAACTTATCCACCAGTTTCCTACCCACTACATCAAACTTCTGTCTATGAATTAAAGGTGCGACCTTAACGACGTTCTTCCTATTTTTACTAACATCGACATAAATCAGCCCGGCATAAGACGGAACTTCATTTACGTCAATCATATTAGGCGGACAGGCGTAGTAGAAATAGTTTGGAGGATAGCTTATGACACCACCTACTTTAATAATGCCGTCTTTAAGAACCTTATGTTTTTTATCCTTTTTGAAGTCGTTAAAGAAATCTTGTTTAGACATCTTGACCTCTACTTCATAAGCGTACAATGATCTTGTTATGGCCAAGAAGTCAGATTCCCAATCATATATATGGAGATTGTTAATAACATACATCGGATTACTTAGCAGATCCCTATTAAGGATCTTAAGCATTTGTTGCTCTGGGTAGTTCATTGTCTTACTTTTTTAGAGGCTTGTGGCGGAATCGAACCGCCCTACGAGATTTTGCAGATCCCTGACTAAACCACTCATCCAACAAGCCATGTAGCCCAACCGGGAGTCGAACCCGGAACTAAAGTTTAGGAAACTTTTGTTATATCCGTTTAACTACCAGGCTATTTAATGTTTGCTATGTTCACACACCGCAAACACCGAGATAATTAACACTTTACACAAAATATGTACCGTTATCCAAGGAGGATTCGAACCTCCGCTAACAGAACCAAAATCTGTTGTGCTACCACTACACCATTGGACAGTGGTCCCAGAGGGATTTGAACCCACGATCTTGCGGTTATGAGCCGCCTGCTTTCACCACTAAGCTACAGGACCTTAAAAATATGCAGGAGCCTTCACAGACGCCTGCATATAACAGCTAAATATTAACCAATAATTATCCTAAAAACTCTCTCAACGCAAAGTTAAGTACTAACCCATAATATGGCAAACATTAAAATATAAAAAGGATTAAAATACCTACTTCTTTTTTTTCTTCTTCTTTTTAGTGTCTTTTACTCGTTCAGCTTCGTTTTCGGGCTCCACAATATCACCGGCTTCTTCCTGAATCACATCCATCTCAGGAACAACATCAGACTTCTCCGACTCAGCCACATCCTTATCTGACTCCTCATCTTTATCCAATTCCGGCTCAGCGGAATCGTTTTTGTCTTTACCGATTATACCTATCTGGTAGCCTCTTAATTCTACTTGCATTAATTTCAGCTTCGATTCTAACTCTTGTATTGTTTTGGACCCAACCGAAACCTCGTTTTCCAAATCTCCGATTCTGATCCTGGCTTCAATCAATGCATTTGATTTCTTTTTTAATTCAAATGATATACTGTTTTTCTTTTCTTCCAAGTTACTGATTTTGTAATTAGCCTCATCAAGATCAGACTTAGCTTTGTCAAGATCAGCCTTGGCCGCATCAAGTTCTTCCGTTTTCTTCTTGACGCTTTTTATCAGCTTTTTCTGATTTTCCTTCAAGGCGTCAATCTTTTCCTTAGACTCAGAAAGATCTTTGCCAATAGATAAAATCTCTTTATCCTTTGAAGCGATATCTGACTTAAGTTCGGAAAGCCTTTCCTTGTAAAAATCAGCCTTATCCTGCATTTCCTCAATTTCTTTTGCAAGATTTTCGGATTTAATAGCTTTCTCCCTGTACATTGACAGCTTGCTGTCTGTGATGAATGTAAAACCTAACATGCTCATTTTCAAAATATTTAAACATTACTTAACTCCAGAACTACCAAGACCTTTTTCTCCACGTTCATTTCCGTCTTCTACCTCAATATCTGTCACCTCTTCCAATACCATTTTGTATTGTGGAACGATTTCCATCTGAGCTATTCGATCGTTTTTATGGATTACGGTCGGTTTTTTATTGATTTTAGTAAGATTAACCATATACTCTCCTTTGTAGGTAAATTCGCATTTACCGGGCGCGTTAGTAACTACCACTCCCTCGTCAAAAGAGAATCCTGATCTTCCTTCTACATTCACGCACCATCCTTCTGGGATATTCAATTTGAATCCTGTTCCGATTCTAACAGAATAACCTTGATATAAGGTGATTGATTCAAAATCGGAAGGAACATCTATTTCCACTCCCATGTCATTCACCATCTTCACCACTCTATATGCACGAATATCACAACATGCATCACCATCATGCTTGTATTCAGGTATCACGACATCGGGATACAGCTTCTTAATACCTACCTGCACAGTCTTCTGATAACCTGGAGTCAAATACGATTCAGGTATTTTATTAACAACCTTATCTTCTTTTTTATGTTTGTTGTTCTTTTCAGAAACAGTATCCTTCTTGCTATCTTCTTTTTCAGAAAGAAGTCTTTCAATATCTTCTAACTTGTCCATAATTATATTTTTATAGTACAATAAACAATACCTTCTTTTTTTATATCCTTCGTTGATTCATAACACTCACGAAAAGTACTTATGTCTGCATCATTAGGATCATCAACCCACTCATCTCCTTGCTTATATTTTTCTCTGGTTTCTGAGTAGATCATACATAATTTATCCCCATGCTTCGCCATAATCCTTTCTTCTGTCACTTTCCTACGAAGTTTAATAAGGGGAAATCTTGTAACTATTTCTACCATCATTCTACACAATCTTTAAAAGCCCAAGAGATGTTATTCTCCTGGGCTGATGTTTATATTAAAATGGAAGGTCATCTTCTTCCATAGGAGGGAAGTTCGGCATCTGTGCTTGCGGCTGTGGCTGCGTCTGATGCTGAGGCTTGGTGCTCCTTGTAGTAGGTGCCGGGGCAGGTGCAGCCGGCTGAGCCGGGGCCTGATACTGAGCAGGCTGTTGAGCAGGCTGTTGGTAATTCTGATACGGAATAGCACTCGGAACAGACTTGGGTTGTTGAACCTGTTGAGGCGCGGCCGGCTGCTGGGTATAAGTCTGAGGGGCTGTAGGCTCTTGCTGAGTATTTCCTCCTAAACCTAATTTAGCCATTATACCTGCTCTGATATCTTTAATAGAAGCATTGAACCTGTTTGAATATTCAGTAATCTTCTGATAAGTAAAGTTGTTTTGAGCTGAATAATCGAGGCTTTTCTTGCCATCAAATCCCGTAACCTCAACAGGGTCAGGCCAGCCATTTACGCCTTTTTTATAAAAACGTTCAACAAGCTGATCTTCTTCTCCGTCTACTCCTGCATATGCAATAATAAGTTCTGAAGAACCAAACTCATCTTCTTTCTTCTTCTTAAAGACATTGAAATAAATTTCACGACTAAAATCGATATTTTCGTAGTATTTTACGAAGCTCTTAACAAAGCCCTTGATATTTCCTTTTTGATTTACGAGAGGTATGGAAATACAATAGTTTTCATTAAGCTCGTAATCTTTCAACACGATAAGGAAATTAGTAACAGTATTTCCATTAGAGAAAGTACTTGACTTTAACCCGATGTAGTTGATGTACCCAACTACTCCATTATAATACTCTTTCCAATATCCTGCCGGCTGACCGCTATTAGGATTTATGTGCTGAACAAAACCTTCTTTTGGTTCGTTACTTTTTTCATACAAGTTACCATCTGAATTAATATACAGATAATAAGTTGTACCAAAACTTCTGTTTTCTCTAAAAGCCATATTATTATTTTTTTTATAGATTATACAATGTTTGATTTAAGACGTATGTTGATTCGTATTTAGGATTGAACATCTTTATCATCTTATACTGATCAGACCAATCCATAACAACATCTCCTTTTATAAGTGATTTTACGGAAGACAGTATATTTTCCTTACCGATAGAAAAATTAAAACACGGGCCTTCCAGCGCATTAAAAGGCATTGATTCCATTATCTTTTTTCTATTTCCAAAATCCTCAGACATTACTGTTATGCCGTTTTCTTCATCTACCTTAACATTGACAACATTATCCACTAAAGTCATGGAATTAAGAACCGATATAAGCAAATCCCTATCGAACTTAACACTCGAAGATTTTTCGAATTTATTACATACGTATTCGTAGTTAGGATACTGTTGTTCTACGTTCATATCCGATATAATCACATTATCAAAGCATAAAAACGTCCTAACACCATCTGTGGAAATACTGATCTCCGTATCCTTATCAGATAGAAAGCGGTATAAAATAGAAGCTGCGACCTCACTTAGCATAATCGACCTTTCTTCTACTGCATTAGCATACTCTTTCCTGTCTATAAACAGACGGAACATATCAGTAGAAACAATGTCAATATAGTCCTTCTTCACATTAAGAAGAATCGAGCATATAGCTGGTCTAAATTCATCCGATCCAACAAACGCAAAAGATCTTTTCATAGACTGAATGAAAGACGAACTCATAACACGAATACCATCACCTACAGGATAAAAGAAATCAGGGAAAGCCTTATCCTCAATCCAAGTAGAAGAAAAAGATCCTCTATCGTATTTAAAAACGATACTGTAATCGTTTTTAATCTCTATCTCTATATCCTGGTTATGATTTTTAAAAAACGAAATAAGAGTCCCGGCATCTACTAAAAGAGAAAACTTATAGTCACAAGAAATATCAGTATTCACATCGAAAATATCATCCGTATATGTTATACGTTCGTTCATGGCTTGTATCCGGATATGATCAAAATATAAAGTAATTTTTATATTCGATGTGACACAATCCTTTAGAACCTTATCAAACATCTTTGAAATGTTTGAAAGTTTCTCATTCATTAGTATGCCAGGAACTCTTACTTTCATTTTTTAAAACTTACGATTATGACTATCTAACACTGCAAATGTATTATTTTAAAATCTAATTACGAATTAATTGGATTTAAAATGATTTAAAATAGGTTAAATGGTTCTTCTTGCTGCTTCTGCTATAAGCATCGCATCAACTATACCGTCATGGGCTGTCTTACATCTTTCGTTTTTAACGAACGTATCGTTTGGCCACAGCCTTTTAGCGCAAGCCAATGACGTTTTCTTAGTATTTACCTTACTGGCTTCCATGACCTTATCAGAATGCGTCCAAACCAATTTCTGCCATGTTTTAGGGGCTATGAAATTAACGGAGCAACTTATGTCCGTAAATGCCATGCAGAGGGAGAGGAACAGTCCATGCAGTTGGCCTTTGTTTTCCATGAGGGAGGCTGTAGAGGACGTGCTGACCCCGTACAGTGCGTGGACGTCCTCTATGACAAACACTACCCTATCAGGATTGTTTTCTACGATCGTATCCCGGCAAAAAACATATTCTTTAGTCAAGTCTACTGGTCCTGAAGCTGATATTCTTGGAGTTGAGATTCTCGATATTAGTTTGCTGTCTTGATCGATGCAGGCTATGGCTCCATCTTTTCCTGGGTCTGCTGCTATATATAATACCATAATGTATCAATTTAGATTCATGTCGATTTTACCAATGCTATCGTCATCTTCAAAGCCTCCATTGTCTGTAAGTTCGTAATCGATAGCCACAGCACCATTACTAAGAATGTAAAATCCTTTAAACTTCTTTCCTATTTCAATAGGATACACTACATTTACATCTCTTCCAATATCCTCAAACGGCATAGCAATATCTTCTGTTTCAGCTTCTTTTTGTTTTGCTAATACACCAACAGGTATATTTTTACCTTTTATAGAGGCGTATGTAACCATATACAGAATATCGTTATTGACAAACGCCCTATCACTACTTACCTTATCCAAGCTAACATATATAATATGTTTTATAAAACTATTGATATCCCCACATATGTTAATAGCTTCTACTTCTTTAGGAATAACGACTTCCACTTCTTCTGGTTTTATATTTTTCTTTTTCATTGCATTAATCTTTTTGTGTTTTGTTTTACTTCTTCAACAAGATCCTGATCTTTCATCATTTCCTGCTTAAGTTTCTCATTATCCTTAATTCTTTTCACCCTATCGGCAAGAATCTTCTTATATTTCTTATCCGATATTTTAATAAACCAAGGACAGTTCCTTGATGGAATCCTTTTACATGGATAGTCAGTGAGACCGTTCGGTCCAAACTGCTCGCATCGGTTACATTTCTCTTCGCCCGTCATTGTAATTATATTTTAGGAAAACATTCTTCAAGTTCTCTATAAGAGCACTCTACTACAACAGAATCTCCTTTAGGGAGAAATACTAAAATAGAATCGATAGAAAAAACGCTATCTACTTTTCTTACAAGTTGGCCATGCTTGTAAGAAGACATGACCAACCTAATTCCATACGCATCTGAATAAGATCCTTTCCTACATGGAGTTATGCTTTCAACAACATAATCAAAGCCTCCGATATTAACTTCATCTCCGGCATTGATTTCCATAATAGGAATCATTTTGGCTCTTCTATCTATGCTTATTTTCATTTCGCAATCTCAAATTTTATTTGCTCCTTCGGTTCATAATTCCATACCTCAAAATCATCAGCTACAAAATCATAAAATCCTTTCCCTTCCATACGAGATGAGATAGTAACCTGCGGAACCGGGCCGAAGAGAGATCGACGAAGGAGCTCGTTTGCCTGTTCTTCGTGACGGTCATACACATGCATATCTTGGATGAAATGAGTGAAAACTGCGGGCCTTAACCCGGCGTCGTGAGCAAACATCATCATCAACGCCGCATATTGAGCTACATTCCAGTAAGAAGCTGTAATCATATCCTGGCTGCGCTGATAAAGCGTCATATACAACTCATCTCCTTTAACAGATAAATTGATCTGAAACGCACATTCTTGAAGAGGTTTTAGTCCATTGGTTTCAGGATCGAACATGGATGCTACTATTCTTCTTGACGAACGATCATTCTTTAGTGACCAAAGAATGAAGTCTGTTTGGTTAAGAAAACCGTAAAGACCATCATGGATGTCTATCATACCCTCTGGAGCTTTACCGGTACCCATATAAACATGTCTGTTCACCATATCTCCATAACATCCTTCTATCTTTCCATTATCATCAGCCCACTGATCCCAGATATGAGAATGAAGATCTTTTAAATCAGTACTTCTCTTTCTCCATATCCAGATCACCTCATCTATAGCCTTCCATAAATTAGTAGGTCTCAGCGAACCAAGAGGAAATTCCCGACGAAGATCGTACTGGTTGCATACTTGCAGGATACGCTTCACCTTGACGCCTGTCCCGTCACCGTAGACCGGTCGCTTTACCTCTTCCCACGGCTGGCTCATTATAAGAGCCAAATTGTCTTGAAATATTTTATCTACTCTTGCCATATTCTTATTAGGTACTTATATACTATAGTATCACCATCTCAAGGTTATGCCAACAAACAAGAATCATTAAAAATTCTAAGAGGAATGGTTATAAAGACGATTAATTTCTTCTTGTTCTAAACACGGACCACCTACAACTTTCTCTGTCGCTTTTCTTTGTCTAACAAAATCTTCAGCTTCGGAAAAAGTTGTAGCATAAATATATCCGCCATACTTTTCTCCATTGATTTCAAATTCTGTCACAAACTTCTTTTGTTTTTCTTCTTTTGTTTCCATAACTGTAATTTTTAAAAGCAAATAATTGATTGATTTATAAAAAGAAATAAAGCGGTGATAAACTAAGTTACCTTAACCAACTACCATCCAATCATCAGCCAACATATCTGATTGAGAAGCTAACCATCCATTTACAATATTATCGTTAGCATCTTTCATGCACAGATAAGAACAAAATTTAATCATGTTGGTTTCATCTATGTCATAATAATCGTTTACGTATTTTTTAAACGAATCCGGCAATGACTTTACTTTATTAACTATCATATCAGTAGACAACCAATCTTCCGGTCGCTGGAATACGAACATTCCTTTACCATTCCATCCTGAACGAGCAATTAACTTACCTTCTTTTACTGCCTCTAAAGCTTCTCCAAATTTCATAACTATATTTTTTTTTATAAATTAAACTCTGCAAAATCTATTTCAGATCCGGTTGACAAATTAATCATTGACTTTTCAAGCTCTTCCATTGGAACCGGTTTCACAATACCTCCATTACCAAGAGTCCTTTTATAGAAGTTTATCACCACCTGATCGCTGGTTTTTACCGTCTTAGGAATAGGTTGACGAAGATATAATCCATCAAGAGACTTTACTCTTGAAAGAGCCGTATATAGCTGTCCTGTTTCAAAAGAATTAGATACGTCCATCATAGCCGCATCCAATGTCAGGCCTTGGGCTTTATGGATCGTGATAGAATAACCTATTTTTATAGGATACTGAATAATAGCTCCTACTACTTCAGATTCTATCTTATATCCGTTTCTTACGTATTTTACTTTCTCAAACGAACATGGTGTTATAACAACCTTAGTATGCTCATCATCTTTCGGTTTATCAAGGACTACTTCAATCTCCCCATTTTTTATAGATAATACAGTACCAAGAGAGCCATTGAAGTACTCTCCTCCGTTTCTTGTTATCATAACTCTTGATCCTTCTTTCAAGAAAAGAGTTTTTTCAACCGGAGCATCTTTAGGATAATCACCGTTTATAACAGCTTCTAATTTTATTAAAGAGCCTGGTAACGATGATATTCTCATTTCGTTAATAGCCGTAGCTTTTGAGTTGGTAGTTACAATCTCAACATATCCTTGATTATTATCAGACTGAATACATCTGCTGTTTATTGTATCAAATACATCATCATCCATCTTCCCTTCACGCACCTTATTAAGGACACTAATAAACTTCTCATCTTTCTGACGATATATTTTTTCAAAAGACACCATTTCCATACCAGAAGCCATAAGAGACTTCGAACTAAAGAAATAAGATGTATCGTATATTTCTCTAAAAAAATCCTCTTTAATCACAGGAGGAAGCTGAAACAGGTCGCCTACCATAATAAGTTTCACGCCGCCAAACGGATCCTTGTCTCCTCTTGCATGACGAAGTATATCAGCTACGTTGTCAAGAAGATCAGGGCGAACCATAGAAATCTCGTCTATGATAAGATACTTTATATTCTGTAAAATCTTTTCCGAACCTCCGTTGAATTTATATTCGCAGTTATCCATAAACGCACCTTTTCGTATTTCAGGTATATACGGCTGCATTCCGATCCTGAAAAAAGAATGAATGGTTTGGCCACCTGCATTAACAGCAGCAATACCAGTAGGAGCGACAACAACCGCATTTTTTAATGCCGGTATAACACGTTTAAGGAAGAACGTCTTCCCTGTACCTCCTTTTCCCGTAATAAAAAGCGGTTTAGGTGACTTACAAATAGACTTAATAGCCTTTCCTTGTGCGACATTACCTTCGGACATAACTGAACGAAGAACGCACTCCATGATTTTTTTGTCGTAACTTATAGCCATCTTTTTTTCTGATTTTGTTCTACAAAACAAAAGTATGAAAATAAAATAAAACCTAAAATATAAAATGAATTAATTAGGATTAAAAAGAAATAATAAGTTTGATAAGTGGTTTCGAATCAGACAGTAATATGGTTTCGTATAGATATGGTTATGGCATAGTGGTGGCTAACGGGTGTTTCCGTCGATGTTCTACGGGATTATCGTTTTTCGGCTCTGTCGGCGACCGCTAATAACAGACCCTCTCTCAAGTACCAAACATTATAATGATGAATACTGAGATGAAGGGTAAAGATAGGTATCATTATAGAATGATAGTTCTTCTAATGGTATATCCTTGAATATAGATTCACCATCTAATTCTTTATCATTATCTACTGTTATACTAATATTAGGTAATGATTGGGTAGATATATCCATATTCCCTATCTTTTCCTTAAACTGTTCTGCCTTAACATACGTATAGATGTCTTCGCTTACCGATCCCACCGCTTTAGCCATCTCGCCGGCGAACTCAGCATACATATCCCGTACCTCATTAAAACCTGCCTTTTTGTCAGGAGCGGTATTGTTATAGGATTTCATTCTCCTACTTACCCTACCGCATACCCCGGCAATGGACGTCCCCACCTCAGCGCAGCAGGCTTCTGCATTAGCCATGTCTGCCTTTACTGTGGCTAACTTCTCCTTACTCCACGCGCTAACCTTGTCGTATGATTGTTTAAGACGGTTTAAGAACATGTCCATTCTTCGCTTCTTATCTTCTGCTATGATAGCGCGATAGTACTTTCTTATAATCTGGTTTTGTGTACTTCGCTCATATCCGTCCCAGAAGTCTTTGTGCGCTTCTTTAGCCATAACAGAAGCCAATGACCTTGCTTCTTCTTCTTTTGTCTTTTTACGATCTATGCCAAGGATTTCGCCATCTTCGGAAACAACTTCCTCTGCGTTTAGGAAACGTAGGATATGAGTATTGTCTTTTAAGAAGAAATTGAAATCGTCTTTTTTACTCACTTTTTCTTTTTCTCCTTTCTCTATATCCTTCTCTCCAAAATACCATCTGTTTGTTGCTCCTTTTTTATACAAGGTCCAGGTATTTGCTATTTGCCAGAAAACAGCTCCGTGCCTATATACCGGAATCAGCTTACCTATTGGGTAGTTATGTTCGTTTGCTTCAATGTAAGCACGAGGATTATCTACGTATGTTATAAATTGTATGTTTTCGAACCTTTTTACGAGCTTGTCTTGTATTGCCATACCGACAATCTCTTTCGCTTTTGTTAGTCCTACATTCAAGTACAAGGCAATTGTTTTATTACTTATCGTCGAATCAATTAATCCATAATACGAGTGGCTTCCGTCTACGACATCAGCCTGAGAGTTTGTCTCTCCACTGTTCAGTACAGACTCATTATTTCTGACTAAATTAACAAACATCGCCTCTCTTATCCTGTCAAGGACTTTTTCATGGTTTGTTATTTCATTTTTCTTTATCTTAATTAAAATCCTATTCTTTGGAATATTCACTTTCCCGCATCCGAGAGTAAGTTGTACGCCATTAACACGATATCTTCTTGCTACAAACGTACTATCCGTCATACGGAACAGTTCGTCAAACATCGGATGTCCTGTCATGTTCTTGAACTTCGAATACCCGATTCCAAGTTTATGAAGAAGATCTTTCTGGTTTTTGAATCTTATTCTCGAATCCCGGCGGGAGATTTTTATCATACAGTATAAAGCATACAATTCCATGAACAACGAATCATCTGACCACTGTTCCAAAAGTCTGAGACTTATGTTAATATTTCTACCTAATTGTAGCTTCATAATCTGTAACAAAAAAAAAATCGGATGGATTTTTGGGGATATCCATCCGATTTGTGTCTTTTTGCAGATAATCTCCAAAAACCCCGTTACAGATGATGAAGAACAAGAATCAACAAAAAACAAGACACTTAATATTTTATATTCTTGTTTTTTATTTTATCTTATTTCTACATCTGTAACATGCTACAAATGTAGAAATAAAATTCAAGAATCAAACAACAAGAACTTATTTTTTAATGTCACAGTGCAAATATCGGGACAAACCCTGAATCTATTGTCATAAAATACGTTAATTTTAAATTTATAAATCCTTAATCCTTATCTTTGTATCAAAACGATAATCTCATGAAAGAAAGTGATAATAAAGATGTTAGTAATAGGGCTTATAGGCTTTTAGTACCTTATTCCAATACGGTAGATATGGCTAAGAAGATACTTCTGTTTTATAACGGATACCTAATGGCCTCTGGTAATGAGAAGAATGTCATAGATGCGAGGCATTTAAATCTTCTTGCCTATTATTTTGTGTTTGGATATTCGTATGAAACGAAGAAGAAGTTTTCTCATTGTTTCAGTACCGATCTTCAATATGTATCGGTTTTGGATACGGAGATGAAGAAGCGTGGTATTTTGATTGACCGTGAAGGGAATTACAGAACAAGGTGTTTGTGCCCGGATATAGAGAACATGCGCCGTCTTTTTGTATTGGAGGGTTCAAGAGATCAATGTGCGTTGGTTTCTTTATTTTACAGAAAGAAAACTTTTGAAGCCGATGCCGAAGAATGATTTCCCTATATCATTTGAGTCACATATTATAGATGATGTGATGGATAAGACCGGGGGCGTTTACGACCGAAACCAGATACGTGACGTTTTCAGAGCCAGTATTTCTTATGCCAATAACTTATGTACGTACACAGATAACGTGTCTGTATCGTTCCCGTATGTGGGTGATATGGTTTGTAACCTTCATGAGATGGAGAGGCGCAAACATAACCTTGAGCGTCTTAAATCCAAGGTAGAAAAATTATCTAAGTATCAGGAAAAAGAACTTAAGTGCCTTGATATTAAGATAAGGATGATAAAGGATGCTTATGACTCAGGTGAGATAAAAAGTGGGGATATGTTGATAAAACACAACAAATTATCTATCTTTAAATCTCGTAAAGGTCATAGTTTTAGTGAAATACAAAATATTCAAGAACAGGAATTTAATAGATAAGTCATGAAAAAGATTTTGCAAGCGGAAGTTATATACGATGCTTTTATGGATACGATATTAAAAAAACTTCCAAGAAAAAAAGAGGATTATCCTGATTGGTACAAAGAACGTCTTGAAAAGTGTGAAGGATGTAAATTCAACACCAAGAACGTTCCTAACTCTATGCTTCCTCTTTCTTTATACGTAAGCAAGAAAATAGGTAAAAATCGTTGTTCGGTATGTACGTGCTTCATCAAGCAAAAGGCCTGGAGCAAGACAGAGGAGTGTGCGCTTGGGGAGGGGCTTCCCCGTCCTTCGTGGATGGACCGTCAGTATTCTATTGATTTTTATGATGAGAAGTCAAGATGGAACAGATTAGAGCTTATTACAATGGATTCTGATGAGTTTAATGTTATTTCTACAGATGACAAGCAATATAACATTGACCTATCTAAAGACGGTAAATCATTTGAAATCATTTTTGAACCGGTAGAGAAAGGAAACAGTATAAAGTTTTCATTCGTTCTTGAGTCGAAGCATGATATGAAGATAACAGCATCAGAGACATCTTGTGGTTGTACGTCATCTAATTTGAATATCATAGACTCCCGTCACTTTAAGTTCAATATAGAGATACATACATCAGGATTTGGAATAGGAAGATTCGTAAAACATATGACCGTTCACTATCAAAAAGATGGGTCTCAAAAAGAGGAATCGATTCCGTTTAATTTTGAAGGTACTATAATTCAAAAAAGTTAAGTTATGGGCGGATGTGGTAAAGCAAGGCATTTACAATGCGAGGATAAAAGGAAGTCCTTATTTTCTATGTTGCAGGCATCTTGTGACGATCTCCCCGATTATTCTGCCGGAGACATTCTCTATGCTGTACTTAGATCTTTTGCAAAGAAAAGAGGATTGTCTGTTTCTTTTTTAAGGACGTTGACAGACAGCGAGCTTTTTGAAGTGGCTGATTATAATTTGTCAATGGAGTTGATGGACGTTATTATTCATGATAAAAAGGTTCTTGACAATGAAGAAGATTGATTTTGATTCAGATATAAAGCATCTTATTTCTTATTACAACCATCTACTGTCTGCGCAAGATAAGGTGGGAGAGGAGATGGAAGATCTAACTAAGGATATTATTAGGAAGAAGGATGAGGAAAACAACATAGAGTTAGAAGACTTTATTGATTTGGAGGAAAAGTCGTTTATGACCAACTTGTATCAACAAGAGATGCTGAAAGTATCTTCTTCTATAAAGGCAGTTTACAGGTTATCTATTAACGCCGGTCATGATCTTAACATAGATGATGACAGCAAGAAGGTTCTTGACAGGATAGTAAACGACGGAGAATCGGATTTTATTATGTACGTTGATAATAATACTGGTTCTGTTGTATTCAAAGACGAGTCTGTTGAGGAAGGAATAAAAAACATGTGTAAGTATCGTGTTGATCCATCTTCTCTTGAAGACAGGTTTAATATGCTTAAGTCTCAGTATGAGGCTTTTTTAAAAATTATCAACAATGAAAGCAAGAAAGCCGACTAACGATGATGTCTCTTACGTAGATCGGAAACTTCTTGTGCTAAGGGATCAGATAGATAAGGCTGAACGTTATCTATCTGAAAACCCTTGGGATAAAATAGAAGATTCTGATAAGAGGGAGAAAGAATTTAGGTTTCAAAAAAGCTTGTCTGATAGCTTAATGCAATGGACTGAATCTTATATTAAGATGTGTGGGATAATGGATGTCTATAATCAGCTTGAGGCTGCCAAAAATAAGAAAAGCCTAAAAGGAGGACAAACAGTATCAGGTATTCAGTCTTTTGTTAAGAATGAGGCTAAGAGCAAGCTCGATAAGTAGTTTTGTCATGAATTTTGATAGCAAAGAACTTTATATAAATATGGGTAACGATATCCCGTTATGGAATGACCTGTATTCTTATGAAGAGCAAGACGATGATGTCAAGCAATTCTGGGAGAATGAGGCTATGAAACTCCTTAACGGTGTTACCATAAATGGGGTATTTATACATCCTTGGCTATATTGGCATATCAATTTCTGGAAGATGATGATTGACGTAGGAGATGATCGTATTCCTGGAAATTCTCAGCTTCGTGATAATGAATGGATGTTTGCCGAATTTCTAAAGCAGGCGGAAGAAGAGAATAAAGGAATATTCATGTTCGGGTGCCGTCGTTTTGGAAAAGCCCTTCTTGACTCTGAGATACTTTATCTTGAGGACCGGGAAAAGATGATAGGAAATATCGTTGTAGGGGATAAGATATATGACGATAAAGGTAATTTGGTAGAAGTCGTAGGTGTCTATCCTCAAGGGAAAGTAACTACATACAGAGTCGTATTCGAAGACGGTCGTAACGTTATTTGCTGCGGTAATCATCAATGGCGTGTCAATCATGGAGGAAAATGGCATGTTAGGAGTCTTAGAGCCATAGCCGGATTGGATTATAAGAGTATGTCTATTCCAGTAGGTGAGGCCCTGAACTACCCTACGGCAAAGCTGCCGGTTCCACCGTCGGCCTATGCCTCGATGCTGGCGGCTTATCTCGGTGGCTATAGTGGGGATATGTTTTTCGATAAATACATTTGTAAGAAATTTCTAAGATTATCCATAGATCAAAAGAAAGATTTTATAGAAAACTTCATTCGTTCTTTCAGAAATGTAGTAACCGGAGAAGAAGAGCTTACGTTGTCTCATATTGACATGGATGTCATAAATTTTGTACAACGTATGTTTTGGGCTTCAGGTTGGTATGCTAAATTGGAGGGGAACAAACTTATACTATCAAGGAATCGTAAGGAATTAAAAATAAGATCCATATCAATATACGGAAAGGAACATGCCACCTGTATAACCGTTGATAATGATTCTCATTTATTTTTGACCACCAATTACGTCGTTACTCACAATACGGCTATAATGAGCTCCCTACTGGCTCGTAATGCTACAATGACATACAATTTGACGCATAATGTTATTGGAGCAAGTAAAGAAGACCTTGCCAATATGGGAGAGTATCTTGAGTTTGGACTTGATAATCTTCCTCCTTATCTTACTATAAACAGGACCGGTAACGACTGGACTAAAGAAGTTGTTTTAGGTACAAGAAACATCAATAACCAACGTGATGTTCATGCCAGAATAAGAATCACCAACGTTGATGATGGAAAGACGCGAGGCTCATTGAAGACCGCAGGTGGAACTCCATATACGTCTATATATGATGAGGTAGGTAAATTTCCGGTGCTTGGAGCATGGCTTGCCGGTAGGCCGGCTCATATGATGCATGGTAGAATGAGGGGCGTTTGTCTTATGGCTGGATGTTGTTGTGCTGGAACCATAGTATATAAATCAAATGGTGAGCCATGCCGAATAGAGGATTTGAAGCAAGAGGATGGAATAGTAGGATTCGATAATGTATCATCAAAAGCTGTAAGTCAAGACATAACATGGATGAAACCTCCTGCCGAGAAAGAGTGTTACAGAATAACAACGAAAAGAGGAAGGGTGCTTGAATGCAGTGGGGATCATCCCATATTGACTGTTATAAAGAAAAGAAGTGGTGAATTTAGGTATTTTGGGGCTGACTTCAGAAGAGCTGACTCTCTTAGAGTTGGTCGTAAAATATGTGTATCGGATGGTGTGGATATATGGGGAGATAAAAAAATGTTTGATCCATATCTTGTTGGTATTCTAATAGGGGATGGGAGCTATGGTTTTGATAAGACTCCTGTCGTGTCTACCAGTGATAATGAGGTGTATGATTATATACGATCTAAATATGAGTGTTGTATAGAGAAACAGTATAAGACTAAGAACGGAAAAGACTATAGGGAAATAAGAATAAAAGGTATATGCCATGAGTTAAGGGAACTTGGTATATATGGTCAGACTAAAAAAAACAAAACACTTCCTTTAAATATACATTTATATAGAAGGGAGGATGTTATTATGATGATTAGGGGGTATTTTGATGCTGATGCTACTTTTTGTTCTAATAATGATAAAAGACATCATCGTATAAGTGTAGGATCTTGTAATAAACATCTTCTTGAAGAAATAAAGGATGTTCTTTTTAAATTTGGAATACATAGTACTATTTCTTATAGCCCATCTAAAAATCCAGCAGATAGATCTATTATTCTTGATTCATATGTATGTAATATATTGGATAAATTATCCATGTTTAAATATTGTAATATAATTGGAACAGATATAGGATATAGAAGAGAAAAACTTGATTCTATAAGGGAATTTAGTTCTAATTTTAGCACATTTGGTTCTTTTAGGTCAAAATATTTAGATGGAGTGATAATAGAAAGGATAGATAAGATAGAGTATATAGGAATTAAGCCTGTTTACAATCTCACTGCATCAGATACTCACACTTATATAGCAAATGGTATTATAACTCATAATACCGGAGGTAATGTAGAAAAGTCTCAAGATGCCCAGAAAATCATGAACTCTCCGGACGAATATGGATTCATTATAATGAATTATGATATTCTAAATAAGAGAGTTATTAAACCAACATGGCGTATATGTAAATCTGGATGCTTTGTTCCGGCCCAGATGTCTCATGCTTATGAAAAGAAAGAAACGACTCTTGATAAGTATCTTGGAGTAGAGAATGCTCCCGGTCTTAAGAAGATAAAAATAAAAGTTTCAGACTTTGATAAAAATACTGGAATAATAAAATCACGTCTTGATGAACTTGTCAAAAAGGATAGAGCTTTATACGTTCAGGAACGAATGGCATTTCCTTTGTCTATAGATGATTGTTTTCTTAATACGAATGTAAATAGGTTTCCTGTAGAAGATGCTTTGAAGCACAAAAGCCGTCTTCTTGAAGAAGGTAGGCCTGGTAAAACAGTGGATATTTATCAGATAGACGGCATGAAAATGGGGTATAATTTTAGTGATAAGCAGCTTGCTGATTATCCGTTCCAAGGTGGTAACATAGATGCTCCTGTTGTTATATATGAGGATCCACCAGAAGAAGGAGGTGTTTTTGATTACACTTATGTCTCATCGCTTGACCCCTATAAATCTGACAAGGCTGATACTGATTCTGTTGGTTCGTTTTATGTACTTAAAAGATATGTAAAAATCAACGATCCATTTGCTTATTGCATAGTAGCATCATACGCATCACGTCCTCCATCTTCCGATGATTTTTGTAGGAATTGTGAAATACTTCAAGAGGCGTATGGAGCTAAGTGTCTTATGGAGAATGCCGACCGAATGTATGAATTTTATCTTACGAGACGAAATAAGCAGCTTATGTTGCTGGAAGATGGCGAACGTCTTGCCGGTAAGATTATCCGTGCCGGAGCCCGTCAGAACAATAAGCTCGGCTTGGCTCCTACGGTTCCCAATCAGCGTATGCTTTTCAATACCGTTATTCAATATTGTTGGGAGGATGTTGTTGTTGGGTATGATGATGATGGTAATGAAATAACACAGAAAGGTATTTACCGTATCCCTGATATAGAACTTCTTGATGAGATCATAGCCTTCGGCCCCGGGACCAACACCGACCGTATCATAGCCTTCGGCCACGCTCTTCTTCTGGCTAAGTATTATGATGATATGGGTTACATGCCTGAAAGTACGACTCAGAAGGAGAATCAAAAGAAGAGAGAGCGCAAGAAGATAGAACAGGTCAAAGGATTTACGGTAAGAAGACATAACCCTTATAAAATGAGGTGACGAGAACAAATTCCTTATCTTTGTGAAAAATAGGATAATAGGATGGAATATTTCAATAGAGATCAGGCTTTTCCGGCCAGAGGAGTATTTTCAGGTTTGCCGGTACAGGCGATACCTACCAAGAGAAAAACCAAGGAGTGGTTTAAAGCCACTATGGATTCTCTTGAATTGATTGGTTTGAAGCAGCTTGATGAGAACCAGAAGTTCAAGGATTTTTATAGAATGATGGAAGGTAAGTTATCCTTTATGGAGCTGAAAGACGTAATTCCTTATCTTAAGGATGTTCAGTCTATAAGGGACAATGTAAATATTCCATCATTCTTACGTCATTATGATATAATAGGTACGATCGTAAACGCTTTTGTAGGATGGTTGGGCAACCTTTCTGACAAGTATAATGTAGTTGGATTGGACGAATCTGAAGTGAATCAGTATTCTGCCACGAAGGAGAATCTCCTTCATAATTACATTAAAGAGGAATTGGACAGAAGGGTTAGGCAAGAATTGTTAAATAGGGGATTGGATCCGGATTATAATAATTTTGCAAGCGAAGAAGAAAAGCAGGCTTATGCTCAACAGATACAAGAGGTGAAAGCATCTATGACCCCTCCTGAGATAGAGAATTTCATGAATACAAAATGGAAGACTGCCGAGGTTATATGGGGTTCTCATACGCTTGAAGCAGACAGGGGGCGTTTTTACATGGATGAGATAGACACCGAGAATTTCATCGACTATCTTCTTACCGGTCGTTGTTTTAGAAACTATCATGTAGGATACGACTATTATAAGCCGGAGAGGTGGTCTCCGTTGAATACGTTTTACTCTAAGACATTAGATAGCAAGTATCCGCAGTACGGTGATTATATTGGTCGTGTTCATTATTATACTGCCAATGATATTATAGTAAGGTGGGGGCATCTTCTTACGGCAAAAGACAAGCAAAAGCTTATAGGAGGTGCTGATAATTTCAATGGTACTTATAACAATGGTGATAATGGAAGCTATGTAAGTTTATCCAAATCGGCGAGTGTAGGGATGTTATATCAGAATAAGGTAATACCTTGGAAAGGATATAATGATTATGCTTCTATAAAAGCTTATGAGGATTATTACGGTATTCCAGCCGGCACATATACCGGATACGATAGTAATGGCAACGAATATCACAGAACCAGATTCATGCCAAATTTAGAGCATGGTAATTATTATAACCGTGCCCAGAGTTTAAGCGACGAGCATGTTCGTAGTGATTTGTATCAGGTAACTGAATCATATTGGGTATCCCCGGCTCAGGTGTATGTAATTACCTACCAAACTGAAACCGGATTAGTAACTACCGAAATGGTAACCGACGAGCTTCTTCAGGACTTTTTACAGGAAAATGGTATTAAGAAAATTACCAGAACCATGAGTAAGGGAATGGAGAACCCGGAGATTAATACCTATTTCGTAGATTACGTTCCACAGGTAAGGTACGGGGTTAAAATAAGTGGAGGTGCCCTCGCTCAGGACAACCTGTATCTGGATGGAGAACCTATCGATCACCAGATAAAAGGGGATAGCAACATCTATGACTTTGTTTTACCTGTTGCCGGATATATCGGTACTTCTATGGCTAACAGGATTCAGCCATATCAAATATTCTATAATTTCTCCATAAACCAGATAAACAATATTCTTGAAAAGGAGATCGGTAAATTCTTCTTAGGAGATATAAATCTGGTTCCGAGTGAATACAAGGATTTGGGTGAAGATGTGGCTGATATATGGGCAAACCTTCTTGATGTAGCTAAGTCTGTAGGTGCTCTTACATTAGATACCTCATCTCAAAACACGAAAGGTGGTGTCCCTTTCAACCAGTTTGCTGTCTATGATTTGTCCCAGACAGAGCAACTTAAAACAAGAATGGAACTTGCTGAATGGTCGAGGATGAAATGTTTTGAAATGGTTGGTATCACGCCTCAAGTAATTAACGGCCCCAACAGGTATGAGACCGCCACCGGGGTCCAGCAGGGCGTTACAGCATCTATGTTACAAACACAGATATACTTTGATAACTTCGGTTACTTCAAGAAACGCGCTTTGGATCTTCATCTGGCTGTTGCTCAACAATGTCAGGAAGAAGGAAAGGATATTTCTGTAATGTACACAAAAAGTGATCTTACCAGAGCGTTTTTATCTATAGGAACCGACGGTCTTAGTCTAAGGCATCTTGGTGTTCAGGCATTATCTAATTCCAAGAAAAGGGATGAGCTTGAGAAATTTAAAACTTTCATGTTGCAGCTAAATACAGCCGGAGGCGATATTTACGATCTTGCATCTATCTTCACATCAGATTCTATGGTGGAACTTATACAGAATGCAAGGAATACTCGCGCATACAACGAGCGTCAGATGCAGCAGCAACAACAGAATCAGATGCAGCTTAACCAGCAACAGATACAAGCTGAAGCTGCTGAGAAGGATAAGCAACGTCAGCATGAACTTGCTTTGGAAGACAAGAAAGGTCAATACAGGATACTTCAAGAGAAGATTCAGGCGGCAGGCAGGGCGGCAGACGCCAAGAGCGACGCCACCTCCCTCAACTTCCTGGCTTCTGTTTCAGATCAGACCGTAAGGCAAGCTGATATAGAAAGCAAGGAAAGGATAGAGGATAAGAAGCTCGAAAACGATTCCAAACTTCATGATGATGAAATGAGAATAAAAATGGAAGAGTTAAAATTAAAATCCAAAGAACTTGCCCAACGAGCGAGGGAAGACGCCACCAAAAGGTATGTAGCCGGAATCAATAAGAATTAAGGATTAAATATCCCCAAATTTCATTAGAAAATCTCTAATAAAATTTGGGGATATTTAATTTTTAGTGAAGATTAAACACTTATAAGTTTTTTGTCTGAAATATAGGTATTTAAATATTTTTGCAGTATGGGAAAATTAGAAAAAAATGGAATAGTAGAATTGGACGATATTTTTAGTATCGGTCCGGTCGATGATGTTTATAATAGGGAAGAAGATATTCTGCCTATTAATGGTAATGAACCGGCTAAAAAAGATGAGAAGCCTGTAGAAGAAGGTTCTCAAATTAAAGAAGAGCTGGTTGTTGATCCTACTCCTGATCCTAAAGAGGATAAAAAAGGAGAAGAGAATGTAGTTGACGTTAATCAGGATCAGGTAGAGACCCCGGTTGTCAATTACAGAAAAGTATTGGATGCCCTTTCTTCAAGGGGAATCATTCCCGATTTGAAAGATGTGGTATTTAGCGGTGAAAACGGCGAAGAGATTACTATCAATGATCTTGATTTTAGTAAAGAAGATTCGTTGTGTGATATACTATCTACAGTCCTTGAAAGCCAGAAAGAGGACATTGTTAAGGATAAGATAGATGTTACCTCTGTTTCTGATATTACTAAGAAGCTTATCCAGGCTGATAAGGCCGGCGCGAATATCGTTGATATTCTTAAGCAATATGATACGAATGTCGCTCCTATAGAAAAGCTTGACATTGAAAACAAAGCAGATCAGATAAAGATCGTTCGCCATTATGTTGATCTTCTTGGGTTGCCTAAAGATGAAGCTGATGAGTTTTTCAAAGGCATTATCAATAAAGGTGAAGAGTATGTTGAAGCAAAGGCTATAAAGTATAAGGCTGAGCTTGATAAGAGAATGGATGATATTATCCAGCAACGTACTAAAGAGGCTGCCGAAAAGAAGGCGAAGGATGCAGAAGATTTTAGAAGGTATAAGAAAGACCTTAAGTCTTCTATCCAGGCAAAGTATCAGCTAAATGACACTATGGTATCTAAAGCTCTTGATTTTGCCCTAAAACCTTCTGAATCGAATCCCGGAATTACCAAAGCATTTAATAGGGTAAGGGAGATGATGATGAATCCGGAAGAAGCGCCAGATTTGATTATGTTTCTTATGAACCCAGGAGAGTTCATAAAACAGAAGTCGAATCAAGCTGTAGTTGATGAGAAAAAGAAAATTTATAAGCTCATCAGCCATACAAATAAAGACAAGAGGGTGGCTCCGGTAGATGATAAAGGTGATCAAGTTCAAGGTGTGAAGTTCGATGAAATCAGTATAGATTAAAAATTAAAACATTTTTTCGTTCATGGCTAATGTACTTTTAACAAAAAATTTCCCGGCCACCATGAATGGTGACACGGTGATTGGATATACCGACGCTAAAGTCGTTAAGCAAAGTATCGTAGAACACGATCTTAGCTCTTTAGAAGATTGGTACTACGAAGATCCTGATAAGAACCATCTGGGTATGCTTGAGTTGTTTTCTAACATTACAAACTATCCTCTGCCTATGTATATGGGTATGATCAAACAGGATGCTACTATTACCGTAAATGGTATCAATGGTTCATTCCGTTATGATCTTCCGGTATCAGAAACGTATGAGGTGGTTACAGTAGAAGACACGTCTTTGAAATATGCAAAACCTGGTATTGATGAAAGCTTCTTCGAAATTGTGTTGAATGCACAATTTAAACAAGGAGATGTTATTACTTACGATGTGATTAACGGTTGCCAGGCCCTTATCTCTACAGAGCGTCCTCCGAAACAAGAAGGTGAGAACTGGAGATACTGGTGTAAGTTGTGGGGCCGTTCTCGTGCTAAATACTTCCCGAAAGACATGCTTCGTGCCGGTATTAAATACTGGAAGGTAACAAACGTTCTTGGTGAGTTCTCTACTCAGTTCTCTGGCGTAGGAGGTGCTTCTAAGGCCGGTTCTATGACTTGTGAATTTACGCTTGGTGGACACCGTGGTGTTGAAGGTGAAACGACTATGTACGCTGGTATTAAGTCTTTGGCTTATGCGGACGAACGTACACAGAATTTCATCGACAAAGCTTACCAGAAAGTTCGTCAGCTTTCTGAAATCAGAGGAGGTGATGCAAGTTATGCTATCATCGGTTCTCGTCTTGGTGACGGAAGCATTGATATGCGTACAGCTCGTGTAGCCAATACAGTATCTTTGTTCTGTTTGGCTGAATTGGCTAAGATGGAAGCATACGAACTTATGTTCATGCGCGGAGGTAGAGTCAAGGGTCATAATGGTGTTTTGATGAAAAACGAAGGTTTGTACCATCAACTTCGCCGTGGTTTCGTTATCTCATATGCACGTCCGGGCGGTATCAAGCGTGAACACTTCCTGGCTGCTGCCGACTATATTTTCCGTGGTCGTAGCGATATGCCGATTGAAAATCGTGTAATGAAATTCAAGGTAGGTGCTATGGCTTACAAGAACATCGTTGAAATCTTTCGTGATGAGTTCTTCTCTCAATTAGGTGCTTTGGCTCCGCTTATGGGTACAGAACGTATCATCAATAACCCGGTAACAGGATCAAACGATGCTCTTGAATTAGGAACTGTAAAGATCAAGGGCGTTACTATTCCGGGTATTGGTAAGGTTATTGTAGAACACGAACCTTCTTTGGATTACGTTGATATGGTAGATAGAAGCCAGTTGGTAGACGGCATGACTCCTATCACATCATATTCATGTATTATGGAAGACTTGACCGCTCCTGAATACTCTAATGCATTCGCCGGCATCCCTGCTTCAGCCGAAGCTCGTATTGGTAATATCAACAGCAACGTATTCTACGTTAAGCCTGATATCGGTTCTATGTGGTGGGGTTACGAACAAGGTAGATGGTCATCCAGGGTATCGGCTCGAGAAATTGTATCCAGCCATCCTCGTATGTCAGAACAATTCTGGTGCCACTCTGTATCGGCTTGTTGGGTAAAAGATACCAGCCGGTTTGTAATAATTGAATTGTTACCAAGCTCTTTGTAATCATAACTTTTAATATTAACTTGCGGTCGGCTTTAAAACCGGCCGCAAATTTTGTTTCTAACATAGTCTTTTCATATATGAAAAGACGTAGGGTATATAAAAAAATGGGAAAAAAGATTTTTGAAGAAAGCCATGAGTCTAAGAAACTGCTGGCTACCGTAGGAGGAATGAAGATATATTCCGACTCTATTTATGTTATAACAGGTAAGATGGATGAAGAAGCTCCTTCCGGATATCAGGAAAGAGGCATTTCCAAGACTCCTTTCCCTGGTAACAAGACAGTATCTTGTTGTGGATGGGATAGGGATCTTAGGGTGTATGATACCGGTTTCTTCATCAATTCAGCATGTTATAAAGGTTACTCACTTGAAGACAGGAAGAATGAAATGGATATGCGTATTAAGAATATTCGGTATCCGTTTGAAGAAACTGTCAATGAGGACCTGGACCAAAAGAACTTCGATTTCTGGGATTCTTACAGAATTGACTTGTATGATGGTCGTTTGTTCTACACTAATGACGTTCGTGATTTATTTGAGCTGTATATAGCTATTTTATCCAAGTCTCTTACTCCTAAAGAGGAAGACGGTAATCCGATGTATGTCGAATCTTATTATTGTGTAGAAGACAAGACTACGGCTGTAGATATCAGGAAACAACGTCAGATTGACAAGGCTGATATTTTATACGAGTTCATGAACAAACTGAAAGGGTCAGAGGCTGAAAGGAAAAGCATCTACGATCTGCTTTTGTATCTTGACATCATATATAGCGTAGAGCTTGATCAGAGCATGGTTCAATACATATTCACTAGTTGGATTGACGCCAAGAATACGAACGTTGACATATATAAAGAAGCAAGCTCAAGGTTCTTATCCGACGACGAATCTTCGGAGGGAATGCAGGTGATCAAATTCCATCGTATGATCAAGGAAATGATCGAAGGGCTGGCTGTCACCGTCAACACCGACGGACTGTATCTGAATGGCGAGCTCCTGGGCGCCGACGCCATCTCTGCATCTATGGCTCTTGCTTCCAATAAGTCGATGTTAGAAACCAAGTCACGTGTTCTTGAAGCGTATAATGCTTTAAAGAACAAGCATAAAAAAATAGAAGGAGCTAAGTCTGATAAGAAGAAAAAGGAAGATGAGAAAGGTTTTGATGTTGATCAATACGCTGATAAAAAGGAATAATTTATGAAAATCGTTGATTGTTATCTTCGGGCCTTACAGAAGGCTGAAGAAAACATGACCAACGGTGGTATAAAACTTGACAAGGCACGTTTTGTTCAGCTTTTTAATGACGAACAAAACCGCCTTGTTCGTTATATCCTTGATAAGAAAAACGAAGAGGATATACGTTATATACAAAAGTTGGTTGTGTACTCAAAAGAACTTGATAAGAAAGAAGATAAAGATAATCCGGAAAGCACTTTATTTTCATTGCCTTCTGATTTCTTCTCTTTTTCAAACATATCAGGCGTATTTACCAAAGGTGAATGCACGGTTACTGATTTTACCATGTGGGAGGCTAAGAACGAAAACCCGCATGAGCTTCTTGCCGACTTTTTTAACAAACCTGATTTTGATTTTAGGGAAACATTCTATACAATAGGCGAAGATTCGGTAAGGGTGTATAAGTCTGGTTTTGATGTAGACACCGTTTACCTTACATATTACCGCTATCCGAAGGAAGTTGACATCGAAGGATATATTAAATCCGATGGTTCTAATTCAACTGATATAGATCCTGAATTAGATGATAAATTAATTGGTATTATCCTTAACATGATTGAAAAGCAATTTGCTTTGAATGAAAGCGAATACGGACGTTATCAAATAGATTCAAACAACGTCCAATCTCCTTTGTAGCAGAAGAAAGGCATATCCTAAATTAAAGATTATCAAAAAGCATTAAGAATTAATTAATTCATAATGCTTTTTGTTGCTTATATGACTATCACTATTTTTGAGACAGATAACAGAATATTAATTTTTAAAATATTATAAGGCTATGGCTATCCATAAACCGTATGACAGACACATTATCTGTCCTCCGCACGCTAAGTTGGCGGACGTAGATTCTTTGTTGCTTCAAGAAGGTCAGATCGCTATCTATGATTTGGATGGTGAGCAGACTAAAGATGGTTTGAAAGCGTTGAAAGACTTGAAAGGATATCGTAAGGACGAACAACGTTTCCAGATCAGAATCGGACGTAATGAGATGGTGAACGACCGTGTATCTGATGATAAATCATTCTCTACACCTACGTTTGCTATTGACGAAATCATAGAAGTGTATGCTTCTGCTCCGAAGAGCAAAGAAATTAAAGTAGATGAGGTTATTTTCGGTTATAACGGAATTGACGACAATACCGCTATTACAGCAAGAAAAGGCGATCGTATTCCTATCCATATTAAGCTGACAGGACGTTTGTTCGAGCTTCGTGGTTATCCGATGGGTGAGGTAAATATTGATGATTACATCATTTTCGAAAACTGTCCGGGTCGTGAGGATATGTGTTCAGAATGTGATCCTTGTGAAGATGTTGATATTTTGGCTGCTATCTTGAAAACAATCGAACGTATCAAGAATCAGCCGATTGCAGGTGGTGGAAAGGTAGGTGATTTTGTAGAAATCCATCCTATCCATTCTTGTGATGAGTTAGAAAAAGCTCCGGCGGAAACCGACATGAATTTCTATTGTATGGAAATGTGTGATACCGGCGACGCTTATGCTCTGGCTCAGCTTAAGGCTGCTTATCCTGGTTTGGATATTAAGAGAGTAGGACGTCATCTTTCTACATCTAAATATCAGGTGATGAAAGAAGGTGGTAAGCCTTCTGATTATACTCAAAAGCTGTCTTCTATCATGAAAGGCTGCGAAGAGTGCCCTGAAGGATATACTAAGGTAGACGGCGGTTTGATTTATGCCGTAACGTTAGAGGATGATGGTGTTGATCAGTCTACTGTAGTAGAAAGCATTAAGAATGCCGTTAGTAGCACTGCCGAGAAAACAGCAGCCCAAGATGGCGGCGTAGGTATGTACACTGTGGCCGTAAGCAAGAAACTGACGAAGGCTGATATCGATGCATTTGTAGAAACTAATCCGACTGCCACAGTAACGTTCGTTGCTAAAACAGCAGATATGTGTAGCAATCCTACTGTTACTACCGTTAGCTGGGAAGCATGTGGTTCTTGTAAGATTTCGAAAGAAGCTTATGAAATCACGTTGCCGGATGATGAATGTGGTAACAGTGCTAAAGAAGAATTGCAGGCAGCATTCCCGTATCTGACAATCGAAGATTACGGTACACCTGGTGGATGTCAACACAAATTCAAAACAACGGTCGTTACTAACATGGTTTGCGACGAATGCGATAAAATTTTCAAAGACTTCTTCGTATCTAAAGCTCCCGAATCTTATCGTGGACGTAACTGGAAACGTTTGGGTGCCGTAGCAGGAGATCAGTCCATTATCGCCGATCCGATTCCTAAGAACTGCAAATGCGGTATCTTGTTCCGTGGTATTGACTACATGATTTCTCCGTCCGACTGTTTGATTGACCGTCTGACATTCCAAGAAGGATCTGTTCGTATTGCTGTAAATGGCGGTTATCCGGATGAACAGCGCGAGGCTATCAGCACGTACTTCAACCCGATCCATACCGAATACAAACAGCACTGGGCTCCGCGTACTCACCTCGGCGCTGAATTGCTGGATAAGGAACGCGAACAACGTATGTTCTTCGACTTCCGTAAGACTCACCAAGAACTTATGGAACGGATGTTTACCAACGAAGAAACCCGCTTAGACCTGTTGGCTCCGTATGCTGATTATTCAGTAACGTTGAAGCCGGCACGTTACTCTAACGGCTTCGGTAGGGTAATTGATGATCATATTACAGTACACTTCCATGTACCGTATGGCGCTCACGAAGGTATTCAAGACCTTATGGACTTGTTAGCTGCTTCGGCAAATATCAAGCCCTGCAAGATTTGATTTTCCTTTTTTCTATATATCCCAAGGGGGAGGAGGCTGGTCCTCCACCCCCTTTTTTGTAATAAAACAATTTGAAATAAGTTAGTTTCATATGAACGGCGTGGATTCTTTAGTCGGTGCCTTAGGTAGGGGCATTGATAAAATAACCAACATAGTTGGAAAATGGGGTTCCTCCCAACCGGTAGATGACAGCAAATCCGGTATAAAAATAGGGGACAAAATCTACCAAGTGGTTGTGTCCTTAAATGGCTGTTATTGGTATCTTGACGAAGAAGGTAAGAAGCATCCTGTTTCTGGTATTCCGGCCACAACCGAATGGGAGTGGATTAACATAGCTGAGAAAGTTATCAAAGATTTCAAAACCTGTTACCGTACACCTGGTGGAAAGGTTGAAGTATGGAGTTGGTATCTTCTTAACGATCAGATGGATGTTCTTAAAGAAACCCATAGAATTACCGACAGTACCGACATGGATAATCCGGTAGGTAAGGTTCTTGCTAAAATACCGGACGAGTGGGTTATGATCGACTGTGATCTTCCTGATATGACAGAACGCGACATTACGTTCGTCAACAGATGTTATAAAACTCCGGATGGTAAGGTTGAAATAGAAGGATTAGAAGCCATAGATGATAAGATAAATATCAGGGAGTCTATTTATACCGTTATTCAGTCAACTGACGATAATTTCCCTTCCGGCCATGTTTTCAGGCTAATTCCGGAAAATTGGGTTAGAATGGTTTGTGACTTTCCTGACATGACAGAGCGAGACGTAACTTACGTTCTTGAATGTTACACTACTAAAAAAGGAAAAGTGCAAGTAGAAGGTTTGGTAGCCATAGATAATATTCTTGGGACCAGGGAAGAGGTTTATACCGTTCTTCAGTCAACCGATCCTGATATTAAGGTAGGAACCGTGATGGATTCCATTCCCGAAGATTGGGTGAGGATGGTCTGCGATTTTCCTGACATGACGGACAGGGAAATTGTTGAAGTGGACGAATGTTATAAGACTGATGGTGGCAAGGTCAATATAAAAGGCTATCAAGCTATTGATGCCGTTCTTGGTGTAAGGGGACAGTATTATTATATTGTTAAGACAACGGACGCCGCCTATCCTCAGTGGACGAGAATAGATAAGATACCTAACGAATGGACGAAAACCGAATGCGACTTCCCCGATCTTACGGAAAGACATATTATGTCCGTAGATGAATGTTATACTACTCCTGGTGGTAAAATACATCTTGGTGGATACAGGTCGGTAGATAGCATAATAGGAGTCCGGGACGAGTATCTTATTGTTATGGAAACAACCGATCCTGATATACAAAGAGGTGCCACATTCAACAAAATACAAGAAGGATGGCAGCGTGTTGTTTGTGATTTCCCTGATGCTACTACATCCGACACAGAAATAGTAGAAAACTGTTATAAGACGGAAAAGGGCAAGGTACAGATCCGGACATACATAACAATGGACGGATATGGAAATACAAGGGAATTGAGACATATGGTTCTTAAAACAACCGATCCTGATTACAATATCGGATCCAATATCGATCAGATACCGGTAGGGTGGTTAAGTATCGAGTGTGATTTTGCGTCTGCTACACAGCGCCATATAAGACAGGTGAAAAACTGCTACGTTTCTGATGCAGGGAGCATTTACGTTGAGGGAGAAATTGTTTACGACAATGACCTTGACGTGGACAAGATGGCGCTTACGGTCATGGAAAGCACTGACCCGGCGATAGCCGTAGGGACGACGCTGGCCGCTATTCCCTCTGGCTACGTGAGAACAGTTTGTAGATGTAATTGTTGCAACCACTAAATCTTATTGTCATGAGCTGTAACGAATATTTTTTAGTAACACTGGAGTCTAAACCGACTCCAGTCCGTCATAAATACACGAATTTAACAGACGAATGGTATGGCCCTGATGGTGTTAAGTACGAAGATCCTGATACGATAGCCAAAATCGAAGAACAAGCTACAGATAAGAATCGTATAGGAGATAACACTTTATATCAGAAACTTATTGAAATACATTCTCAAGGAGAGTCAATAAAATCGGACATCGGAGACATAGGTCAGGTATTAGATTACATAAATGGGGAGGAAGTGTAATGGGAACCATATCAGATAAGTTAATAAGGATCATAAATACCAAGGAGGATATAAGGCAAGCCCTTATATCCAAAGGGTATGATGTACCTACTTCCATACCTTTTAAAGAGTATGCGAAAATGATATTAGACCTGCCATGCAATGCAGATTCCTTCCCGGATATAGAAGGTATCGTAGCCAGATATTCCGCTTCTGGTATCACCAATGAACAGATGGCTGCCAATCCCGTATGGGTTGATAAGACGGGAAATGGACGAGATTTACAGTTGAAAAACTTCTCTTGGAAGGGAATGTCAGGGGTTGGAGGATATGTTGGTGATTTTTCTAAATGGGTGAATAATAGAGATACTACAGAAATAGGAATAACTAAAAGTAACTCGAAAGTCATTATTGATGTTAAAGTATCACAGGGTTCAGGAAAGAATATTGTGTTTATCAGTAAATCTAATTTAGGTATATCTAATAATGTCACCATTAAGATTACAAGTACTTACCCGGAAGGAGTTATGAAATTTGCCAATTCCGCTTCGAATAAGTATTTAAAGTTGCCTTCAAATGGAATAATAACATTACAAGATAACCCAGAATATACAAGTAATGAAATGCATCTTCATTTAGCAAGTGCGGATTTAGGTCAAATCACCATCGAACAACTACCTCTCTACCCCGGCGCACTCGTTTTTGATGGTGTAGACGATTACGGTACCTGTGATAACTTCCCTGTTCTGACTAAGGAAAAGGGATATACGGTTGTAGCGTTGAGACAGTGGATTACAAGGGGTGAAATAGCCCAAGGATTAGTATCTAATGTAAAGAATTGGCTCAAGGATGGTGCCTTCTTGTTAGAATATAGAAATATACAAGCCGATCATCTTAATAAGCCTATATCTTTTGGAGCAATAGGGAGTGAAATGGATTTACCACACATCCTTACTTATCAGACATCTAAAAGTTATAATGGTGTTTCGATTACAACTGGTAATTTTGAGGGAACAGATGTGCTACATGTTGGGAAATTAGCTCCAACTAATGTAGGAACTTGTATTAACGCTGCTATCTGGGAACTTGTATTTCTCGATCACGATGCTACCGAAGAAGAACTGACCAAGATCAAAGACTACTTCGTCAAAACCTATCCCTGGCTCTTCCCCGACCAGGCATGGACTGTCACCGGCAAGACCAACGAAGACGAAGATCGTGCTACTATTGCCAACATTACGGGCAATGGTAATGATCTTGTACTGTCTAATTTTGGGTTTGCAAAAGGGAGTGGGTATGGGTTGTATAATGCAGCATTTAGTTCAAAGTCTAATTTGCAGTATTGGTCTAAGCAAAAAATACAGTTTTCTAAATCTCAGATAGAAACAAATAAAGTCTTACCTTATCTGATAATGGAATGTAAGGATGAATTATCATATAATATCAAAATAAAAATGACTGGTTTCGATTCTGGGGTTAAATTAAAATGGGGATTTACTGACGGATATACTTATATAGAGGGAGATGGCATACATGTTCTTAATAAAAAATCAACTACAATAAGGCATCTTCATATTGAGTATTCAGAAGATTTTGATCCTGATCATGTTGTCACCATCGAGCAAATCCCCGAATACGAAGGATACCTCATTACTGATGGGGTGGATGATATAGCATCTTCCAATACTGTCGTTTACGAAGCAGATTTTACATTTATAGGTGAATGGAAATTCATTCAAAAAGATGATACTGTGGCTGGTATAAATAGTGTGTCTCATTTATATATACAAAATAGATACAATAGAGGTGCTACTGTAATGATAAATTCAACTTTTGAAAACAAGAAAAATATCACCGACTATATGACATTTAAAGCTATAACGTCTAAAGGTAAGGGTTATGATGAAAATTGGAATGAAGTTGATTTATTATACGGTGATGGAAATAAAGGACCATCTCAAGTGAGTATTGGAGGACAAGGGGGCTCTGATTTTTGTCATATGATTTTTAAAAATATGGCTTTGTATATGAATAAGGTATTTACAAAAGACGAATGTATCAAAGCATACAACTATTTACAAACCCTAAAATCAAAGTAATATGAAATTTATTATCATACCAAAAGAAGTATATGATTCCGTATCTGAAGAAAAGAGACGTGAATTAGGAATAGGCAGCCCAAGAGCGAGCGTAGATGGTTCTAAAGTTATTTTACACGTAGAACATTATGACCATCTATTTAAGTCTTTAGACGCGCAGGCTGATGACGATCCTCAATATCCGTATTCGGTATATGATAGCCCTTCTTCTGAGTTTGAATCTGTTCTTTCATCTAAAGAATGGGTGTCTGATGTTAATGACGAGTGTCTTTGATCTTGTTATGGTTGGGGCAATTACTATATTTGTAAAAAGTTGAATAATTAAAGCGTGTGGTAGCGTTATCTACCATATAATCATCATGTTTCAGATAATAATCGGATGCGTTTTGGCTAATATCCTTACGATAGCAATCATCGGTTTAGCCCTGTATTTAGTGTATCGTAAAAACGAAGATCGTTTAAAGGCTTTGGATTCTAAGATTGATCAGAAGGTTGAGGACGTAAAAAACAAGGTTGGTGCGGTGATGGACATCGTAGACCAGGTCAAGAAGTTGTTGGATAAAATTAACAAAAAATAAATATGGCAGAAATAGGTTATAACAGTAAATTCGAAGGCCAGGAGGTTGATTCCAGACTTGAGAATGTGGTGCAGGCTGCTCCTGGAACAGGTTCGGAGTCGGGGAAGGGAGGCCTCATCCCGGCTCCCCCTGCCGGAAGTCAGGACGGTAGCAAGACTCTTCTTAGTAATATGACATGGGGAGATCATGTAACAAAACAGTACATAGATGATGCTGTTTCGGCAGCAGGGTGGAAGAAACAGATTGTTAGCAAACTTCCTACTGTTGAAGAAGCGAAGGATAATGTCATGTATCTTGTAAAAGACGATGTGGCATCTACAGAAACTAAAAACGTGTATAACGAATATATTTTGGTTACTGAAGAAAGTGGTGGTAAGGTGCTTGAATCGCTTGGTATGGTAAGTACCGGAGTAGATTCGACTTATCTTGATCTATCCATATTTCCCAGTACTTCTGGAACTCTTGATGAGGATTCGTATGCAAAAGTTATAGATGCTTACAATAACAGGATTACATTAGGTAAGCTTAGTTTTTATTATTTTTCTTTGGATTATTTTTTAGACAATGATAATTCTGAATTAAAAATAATAGCTGTTTTATTTAATAACACCAACTCAAAGGAAGACGTATCTGGATCTTATATAGACATTGAGATGGTAACTTATGTTGTTTCCCAAGATAAGACATATAGAGCTATAGGTAATACGGCTACGTTGTCTAATGACATGTTATCTTATTTGAAGTTTATGGCTAAGACTCCTAATGTTGTCACAACATTAGCAAGTTTGCCAATAGATGCTCATAATATCATAGCCAACGTAGCTTCCGCTACGAACCTGTTTATGGCCGTATCTGCTGAGGATGTTGGGAGGGAATGGCAGGTGCGGGTCAACAACACCACCGGCAATGACATTACGCAGCCGCTTCCTACCTATGGTCTGTTCCAGAGCATGTCAGGCGATAGCGTAATAGTACCTAAAAACAGTTTTATAGAATTAAGTATCTGGTATATCAATGATAAGTTGGTTATCAGAGTAGGTGAACAAGCTTAATAGAAAGGATAGAATATGCTTTATGTAAATAAGAATATAAAAGGTTTTTATTGGGAAGGATATGAGTTGGACTCCTCTTCTTACGAAGTAGGGTATTCTTACCAAGATTTCTTAGATGGTAAATGGGTTCAACTTGACTCCGATCAAGAAAAATTCCATCAAGACAATCCTGATGCGAGTGTGAAAGAAGTTATTGTCATGCAGCTTGACCCGGAACCTCCTGGACCAACTGAAGAGGAGTTGCTTGCCAAGGCTAAAGACAGGAAGGTTTCTGAGGCCAGGGAATATGCTTATTCTGATGCTGTCCGCTCTTATAGTTTGGATGGTAAACAGATATGGTATAACAGCAGCATGAGACAGAAGGTTAAAAACGATATTGATGTAGCAAAAGGAAGCGGGATATACACCGTATCCGTAGCAGATTCAGAATACGAGCTTGATATTGCTAATACGGCAATGAATGAAATGCATGTATATGAATCTGAGTGCAACGATCGTACTGCTGCCATAGAAAAGGAAATAGCTTCTAAAACCGACAGGAGTGAAGTTGAGTCTATGAAAGTAGATGAAGGCTATCCTGAGAAGTTGGTAAGGACAAAGGATCAGATCATAGAAAAAAATAAGATCCTTGAAGCCAATGATCCGGAGAAGGCTACAGCTATGTACATGAGGGCGATGATCAACACGCCGGCTATGTTGGAAAACACCGACCAGAATCTTGCTCTTAAGATAAAGGGGTTGTACCCTATCTGGGACAAGGATGGAGTTTACGGCGACAAAGGTCTTCCTATGGGCACTGCTGTTGTAAAAGGGCAGCGTTTCCGTAGCAAAAACAAACCTTCGGATTTGGATTGGACCCTGTTTGAAGTAAGGCAAAATCACAATCTCCAAGCCGACTGGGTTCCTGGTCAGGGAGGTGGAGCCGAAAGCCTGTATATGGTTGTTCAGGAAAAGCATTCAGGTACGATAGACGATCCTATTCCTTGGGTATATAATTCTATTTTAGAGAATGGAAAGTATTACATTGACAAAGAAATTAAGTATCTTTGCATAAGAGATTCAGGCATCCCTTTGGCTTACGAGAACCTTTCTGATCTTGTATCAGCAGGATATGTAAGGGTTGTTTAGGTCGTGATTTGTTGTTAATGTTATGGATAACCCCTGTATATTTATTTATGCAGGGGTTTTCTTTAATCCAGACTCTACTTATTTTTCATATCGGTAAGGTTCTGGTTATCTTTGTGAAAAAGGTTAAGTTATGGAAAGAAAAGATATTATAAAAGAATTGAGTCAGTATTTTAGTATTGTTGAATTAGTTGGTCCTAAAGAATACGGTAGAGACAAAGATCTTTGCTGGAGGTATTTAAGAACTGAATTGCTTCACACGATACTGGTTTTAAGGAAAGACATTTTGAAAACTCCGATGACGGTTAATACCTGGAAGTCGGGTGGAAGGTTTGATGAGCGTGGGTTTAGGAACAATATCTCGGATATAGTAAAATCCAAGACCGTATCAGGGTATTTGTATATCAGTCCTCATATGCTTGGGGCAGCCATCGATTTTGATGCCAAGGGTATGACGGCAGAAGAGACAAGGAATAAAATAATTCAGTCACAGGATTTACTTCCTTGTCCCATTAGATTAGAATCAGGTACCAATTGGGTCCATATTGACGTATATGACTCTCTTGGAAGTAGCAAGAAAGTAACTATGTTCTAATATGGCTTACAGATTTGTAGGAAGGATGAATTTAGAAAGTTTCTGGGCTTTTATCATTTCCGGATTATCAGCATTGTGGATGAATTTCCAGGAGATTCACCACCTTATATATTCTATATTGTTTATATTAGCTATAAATCTTTTGTTAGCTACTATAAAAAGTATCAAACACTGCTATATCCGAAGAAAGAGAAAGAGGCCTTTTAAGATATTGACATGCATAAGCGAAATGGGAGTTTTGAAAATCCTTCTTGAGTTCGCGGCCTGCTCTTTCGGGTTGTTCACCATATCCGGAATGGATCTTATTATGTCTATGGGAGGGCATAAATCCCCAGAGTTTATAGACATGCTTCTTCAGTGGATTACGATATTCGCCTTAATATTATACGGTGGAATGGCATTCAAACGCCTCGGCGACCTTGCACCTGATTTGATGATAGTAAAAGGCGTTAAGTATTTCTTTAGCAAAGTAAGTTGGTGGCAGAAAGTTCCATTCGGAGAAGAGCTTAAAGAAGGTATTAACAACGGTGATATACAAGAACTCTTAGACGAAGATAAGGAGGGTAAAAGATGTGTTTGCAAAAAATGAGGGTAGGATATATATTAGGAGTTCTTCTACTGTGTTTTATATCTTTCTTGTTTGGTAAAACATGCAAGAAACAAGAAATAATACACGATATAGAAATAGATACGGTAATAGATACCATTATCCAACCTGTTCCTGTTCCTCAGTATATAGTTGACGTAGGGGAGGTAGAAATACCTTTCCCTATGGATGCTATAGTTGAAAAAGATACGATAAAAGACACTGTTTATATCAATATTCCTATACAAAGAAAAACATACAACACAGATGATTATCGGGCTGTTATAAGCGGATACAGACCTAATTTGGATACGATGATCATCTACCACAAAAAAGAAATAATATACGAAAAGAGCCGGCGCTGGGGCATAGGACTGACGGCAGGGTATGGGGTCGGGCGCGAGGGCTTCTCCCCCTACTTAGGCGCTGGAATCTATTATCGGATATGGTGACAATCACCTCACCTTTTATTTAATGTCCAATAGTTTAAACTTTTATCACCTCATTTACTTATCTTTGTAGAAAAAGATAAGGTATGAACTATATCGATATTTTACCACAGATAAGAAATAACATTTTCTATGTCAGGATAGTAATGACCGACTATGATGTGGAAAATCAGATGGTTATTAGAATAGTAGCCAGAAGAAATGACGGTCTGTACAAGACGGAGGTAGTGCAGTATCCAAATGAAGGAACTGATTACAACGGAGAAATCATTGTTTCTATGTTTGGTATGGCTAAGTCATTGGTGGCCCAAATAGTAGGAGTCAAGATAAATGGTACCGAGGTGCGTGTTAATAGCACTGAAGTAGAGGGAGCTGATATAACAGCCAGATACGATGATTCCCTTACCAGAATGGGATGGGAGGAGAGTATGAACAACATCCATATTGATTTTGAGGTTATAAGCACCAACAACCCTAAAACGCTTCGCATAGCCGATCAGTCGGAATGGGGGATACTTGCAGACAGACCGGCTATTATAGAGATCGTGCCACCTGAAGACGAGAATAAGTATGTTTATTATCTTGGTAAGAATCAGTTGAATGTATTCAACAGTAAGACTCTTGGCATAAATCCAGGTCGCGGAAATGATTTTGAAAACCTAAAAGATGGTATATACGATATTACCATAAAAGGCAGTCCTTCCTCTTATTCATTTAACAGAAAGTATTTAAAAACGGATCTGATCCGTCTTAACATAGATAAGATATGGGCCAGGTCAACTGTGTTATGTGATCATGAGGATGATGACATAATTAATAAAATAAAAGAAATAGAGTTTCTGCTGGCTGCGGCTGAAGCTAATATGAGATTAGGTAATTTTGAAAACGTAAAACAATTATACGAAAAAGCATCTAAATTGATTTACGTTCTCAATAATTGTGAAAATTGTGGTTGCAAAATTTAATTAATTAAATATAAGTGAATTATGGGATGCGGATGTGGAAGAAGCAACATTGCTTCTGTTAATAAAAGTCGGGCTATAAAGCCTCAGTCGAATACGACACCTAAAGCTGATTCTAATGCGGCTTGTATTCAGAAATATGATGAACTTGCTGTTTTGGACAAGAAAATCATAGACCTTCATCGCAAGTTCAGGTTTGTAGGAGGTGTAAGTAAAAGGTATGCTGATATTCAAAAGCTGGTAAGAGGCTGGATCGTTAATTTGAAGAACGAGTGCCCGGATCCTGATGATCTTGCTACTTATTCTGAATACATAAACAAAGAATATGCCAGGTATTTTACCGTGAAATGATATGTCAGCTACCGGAAGTACACAGCAAATTCTTTTCCCCTCATCTTACTTATGTGAGTGTGCTGATCGTTTTATAGCATGTAAGGCTGATCAGTATCTACAATATCATAAGTATAAGGTAGGTATTAAGCCTGATATGGATATGGTTCTTAAAATAGATCGTATGAGAAGAATCGTATGTGAGGGGGAATGCGGGTTGTGCCCGGACGAGATTCAGAAATTTAAAGAAGAACTTAATAAGATCTTGTCATGAAAAAGATGTATTACAACAAAGAATACAGAAAAGCTTTCAAGAAATCGGATTGTCTGGAAGATCTTGGTTCTGAAGAAACGTTTATCGTTCATGAGGCTGAATTTTGTTCGGATATAAGCCAGGATGATGCAGATAGGAAAGCGGAAGAGTTTGCGGAGAAAGAAGGTCCGTTGTATGCTAATAAAGTAGGTGGCTGTTGCGAGGTATATTATAACACAAGACAGGAAGGGGATTTCTTTAAAAATGATTGTCCTGATGGTCAAAAACAAGAACAACCCACACATCACGTGGTAGAGGCCGGGCGTGTATGGTCTAAGTTCAGTACCGAAATAGCCAACTACGAAGCTGCGAAGATTCTTGAGCAAGAAGGGCAGGCTGCCGCTAACGAATCTGGAGTATGTAAAACCGTTTATTACAACGAAGATCAACATGGTTGGTTTAGTAAACGTTGTAAGGAAGGATGGAAGGCTCCTGAGAAATACAGGAGGATATACGCCGGTACCGTAACGTCTTTCATTAGCGTTGATGATGCCAATGAAAAGGCTAAGAAGATACTGGAAGAAGAGGGCATGAAATGGGTTAATGAAAATACCAAATGCGAGCCTGTTGTTGATGAATGCAAATTTGATTTTTGAAAATGAGCAACGTAAAATTTAATCCGACAGAAGGTGAGAACGATAAACTGGTGTCGGTGTTTTCTGAAATAAATGAAGGTCTTGATACGACTTTGAATTACACTATTTCCGATGAAGGGAATAAGGCTAAGAAGAGCATCGTCGTTAATCAAGTTGGTAAAAGGGAAAAGTTTTTATCGAAGAAAGGGGAGGGATCTGAACCTTTTGTTTTGTCTGATGGTAATACTTTCAACGTTCTTAAAGAAGGTGCTTCAGGATCGGCATCCGCTTGGGCTGAGGACCAGCTTCCTCCAGAAGCCACGGAATCAGTTGGCGACAAAAGCCTTCTCCCTTCTTGGGATTTTTACCTTATAGACATGACTCAAAATACCGGAGACAAAGTGCGTCCGGTTGGAAAGCTTCGTAAGAACAATCTCCTTAGATTTGAAAATGGAGATTTTGCTCCTACGGTAGGCATAACCGAGGAAATGAGAGCCGAATGTGATGTGGAGTTGTATTTGGATAGCGGTCATAAAAATAAGTATTGTAATGCTGGAGCATTTGACGCTAAGGCTTTTTACGAAGAGTATGGTATTGGTCAAAAACTTTATAATGTATCAGGATCAGAGGTAAGGATTTTAAGACCTTGGGAGACTACTTCAAAGAATTATAGCATATTCTTAGGATGTAGCAAGAGTCTGTATGTAGTTGATAAGGTAGTTGGTAAAAGTGGGAAAATATGGTCTGGTGTGTACGACGCAGACACGGTTCCTATGCTGGACGGACTTGACCTGCGCCAGACGTGCCCTGTGCTGCCGCCCACAGCCTTATCTCCTGGACCGGTATGTACAGTAGACTCCAAGGCAAGATCTTTCTTTTTCTTGTATGAAGGAGAAACAAATTGTAAATCTGGAGCCGGAATTGGTAACGCCTGCACGATGTTTCTAAATGGAAGAACTTATCCGAGAAGCAATGATGTAAATCAGATCAATATAGCTAAGTATTCAAGGGTTAATAACGTAGATCCAGAATCTTCTTATCCTTTTTCTGAAGGTGGGTTCTTGACCTTAAATGCTTATATCATATACCTTGAAATGCTGTACGGTACTAAATACTTGGTTAATCCAGATACTTTTGGATCAGGGATATCAAGTAACTCCGGGGTAGGTAATGATGTTAATTACCATAAATACGGAGGATTGAAATACCGTAAAAAAGGAGAAGATACATGGATGTATGCCACATGGAACAACAGTTCTTCTATTATCCATTATGAACCTACTAAAAAAACTCACTTCTCTTACCTCATAAATTCAGAGTATCCTAAAGAACAGTGCATGGAAAGCCAGATGGCGGCTTCTTTTGCATTCGAGACAGGCGTAGAAGAAGGATCAGAGTTTGATTTTTATGGAGGAAAATACTGGTATAAGAACGTCCAGGGAGCCAAGAGTATGGCTGAAGGTCATATGAATGTTATTGTATTTAAGGAAATGACCGGCACTATATCAGCCTTAAACGAAAATGACGAACCGGCAGAATTTGATTTGGAAGTTATTTTAAGGATGTCTTTGTATGATGGCATGAATTTGTCTGGAGATGTCTTTAGGCATTGTGGAGGAGGATACGAACAGGTAGGGACTTGTTTAAATGATCCTAATGTCACTCGAATAGGTAATACTATTGATATTTATATAGAGCCAGATCAAAAGAAATGGACATATGAGAAAAGGTCTACTATAAATAATGGTGAGGTTTTTAATTTTGAATCTAAATATAAAAAGATAGCAACTACCCAGAATTTAGGAGATAGTTTTGCTTTACACCGTATTCCTTATACCGGATGGAAGGATAAAAAAGGGGGAAGTATCGGAACAGGAGAATGTTTTTATACATGGGACAATTGCTACTGGGCTTCATCTGTTGGTATAAAGTCCAGAGTGGCTGCTCGTTTCGGCGGTATTGCGTACTATGGCTATTGTTCGCCTCGTTTTGCTACGAATCGCGACCATTGCGGCCTTGCCCAGTTGTTATTAGACGTCAGTCAACCGCAGGTTTGATGGGTGTAACCCATTGATGGCGCAGCCATCATAAGCGCAGCGATAAGGCGCAGCCTTATATACTATATCACGGCGCAGCCGTATCTTGTTAATATAATATTTTATAGCTACAAAACAAAAATTTAAAATATTTAATACAAATTGTTTTGTAGCTATAAAATATTATACATACATTTGCAATATCATTAGACAACAGAGATAGTTAACATTATAAACAATAAAAATCTATTCAATGAAATCCGTTAGTCTGCTAACAAGTTTTACATTGGGATCTGACCTCTGAAATAGCAAATAACGGTTGAGAAAAAGGTTAAAAAGAATTGGCTGCTCGTTTCGGCGGTAATGCGAACAATGGCAATTGTTCGCCTCGTAATCTGAATGCGAATAACGCCGCTTCTAATACGAATCGCAACAATTGCGGCCTTGCCCTGTGTGGGCTAAAAAATTGGGTATATTCTTTTTAATCTTTCCCAGGAGTGGAGAATCAATAAAAGACAAGCGTATGAGGTTATATGATAAAAATATGATAGAGATGCGCGACGGTCGTAAGCCCGTCATTAGCCCACAACTGAAATCAGTTTCAAACTATATAGATATAAGTTTGGATGATATTAGAGAAGCATGCGAAGCAGCATTTAAAAACCATTCTAAAAAGAATGATGTTGTTAATTTCAATTCTGATTTTGATGGTAATTCGTTAAAATTGTATGAATGGTATTTAGATGGTACTTATGTTAGCAAAATCAAATATCGCAAACTTGTAAAAGAAAACAAGAATGGTAAGGTTCGTGAAATAAACAGCCCGGATCTTACCACCAGAATTTATCAGCATCTTGTTTTAGTAAAGTTAGGTCCTTTGTATTATGAGAAGGATAATATGAATGGTCTTAATTGTAAGCCGGGATTTGGCATAACAGCATCGTCTAAATCAAGGTCTCTTATTAAAAAGATGAAGCATGTTTATTATGATAGACTTGATTTGAAGTATTGTTTGGTTATAGATCAACGTAAATGTTATAACCATGTAAAAGACAAAGTGTTTAGAAAAGTACTTAAGAACTTTATTTCAAATAAAAAGTTTATAGATTTTGTAATAGACGTAAGTTTCGTATCTGGAGAGCTGCCTATAGGGACTCCTACAAGTCCTTTCATTCATCATCTCCTTATGAAAGATTTTGATGATCTTGCAAAGAGAATAGCTCCTTTTTCATTGAGATATGCCGACGATAATTTCCTTGCTTTCTATACTAAGGAGGATGCTAATACTGCCAAATGGAGGATTAAGAATTATTGGTGGTATGAGCTTAAGATAAGATCTAAAAGGCATACTTGTATTATAACAGACATGGATAGACCTCTTGATTTTTGCGGGTATGTTTTCCACCGTAATAACAAAGGCGTATCTGAACACAATAAAGGTTATGTGACAATAAGGAAGAGGGTAGCCAAAGACGCGAAGAAGTGTATTACAAATGAAAGCTGGTCTTCTTACTTCGGTCTTTTAAAACACTGTGACAGTTATTCATTAATGTCAAAAATAGAAAATATCATGAAATTACGAGATTTAACAAGCACGATTCGTATTGATAAGAAAATGGATGCGGACAGCATCGATGTAAAGAACCTTGAAGGTATTGTATTTGATATCGTGAACTACGAAATACGAAGCAATAACAAGAATGAACCAAACTGGATAAAGTGTTTGATAGGTATTCCTGAAACCAATAAAGAAGGGATTCCTACTGGCAGGAAACTCGCAAGGGAATTTCATGGTAATTATCAAGGTATAGTAAATTTTATTTCAAAATGTGAACTTACTTATGGCAAAGATGCTATTCTCCCTATTACCGATGTAGAGATAGAAAACAGATGCGGATACGTTTTTAAAGGCAGCACTAACCGCTTGGAATACATTGATTGACTTCTCATTGTGATGGTGTGAATGAAAATTATTATCTTGCACCAAAAAAAAGAAAGTCATGAATTGTAACACTTGTAAAGATGACGGACCTGATATTCTGAGATCTAATATCTGTATCGGGTCTGATCCGTGTAATGACTGTACGGACAATTGCGAGATTCTTCCAAAAGAATGCGATTGCCCGTATGGTCATTTAAGCGATCATTGCATTCATTATACAGGATGCAAGACATTCATATCCAAATTAACGCCGGGCATGCCTTATAATGAGGTTATGCATAATATAGAACTGGTTTTCGAAAACATAGATAAGTTTTTGGATAGGATGGTTGAAGAAAATACGCTTCTGAAACAAAGGGTTGAACAACTTGAAAAACAACTTCAAAATGGAAAAGAGTGCACAAATTGGTAAGGACTTAAGTGGTAAACACGTATATGTTCCACATGTGGACGAGACGCCGGTGCCATGCCTGGACGGATACACCTGCACGAACTGCGTGTACTGCGCTGACGACATCAACGCTGGCTACTTCAGTCTGGCTCAGAGATCTGATCTTACGGCTTTAATCAATGCAATGATATGCCGTATGGAATATCAGGATAGGGAAATAGAATTTTTAAAACAAAAAATAAATATTTTACAGAATGGCAATAACAGGTAACGGTTGTTTTGGCAGTCATGGTGGGTGCGAACGCCCGCATCATTGCGATATTCCTTCTTCTAAGATTTTCTACGATGGAGAAAATATAGAAGAAGCTGGTTTGTATCATGGTATGCCTTTAAATAGAGCTTTAGCTAATTTAGCTAAATACGTTTCAAGGGCTATTAACGTAAGTGGATCTGTTAATATGGAGGTATTTGACGGTACTTCTCATGTGGTTCTAAAGAAAGATCCGGCAGAGATTTTGCTTGTGTCTTATTGCGGAGGTGTCGTGCCTTCTGATATGTATAAAGTCCAGGGTCGTACTGTTAGGTTCTGCCGGGATATGTGTCAACAAGACGAATTTGCTGAAGTGAGGGTTGTTTACCGAGAAGAGGCAAATAGTTCTTATGGGTTCCATTGTTAATTTAGGAGGATAAGAAATGGCAGAAAAATGCAAAGGATTTATATGTGGGGGTAATCTCGTTGATGGCTCTGTGCCTTCTGATAAGTTAGATAAAGAAACTATTATCGAGCTTATTAAAGAGATTCTAAAAGAGGAAATGCACGAATCTTGGCTTAAGGAAATAATAGAAACCATACTTAAGGAATCCATTGATTCGGATTGGCTTCGTGAGTTCTTTAAAGAGGTTCTTAAAAAATATGCTAAAGAGGAATGGTTTAAGGACATTATCTGTGGCTTAGGATGTGTAGGTGTACAAGAGATATTCGACGTTATTCCTACTGACATAACATTTGAAGCTACAGGAGGTACGGCTACGGTTCAGGTGGTTGTCGATGATGGAGTTGAATGGGAGTTGACACTTTAAATTAGGGAGGATAATTATGTCGAGAGAGAAAATATATAAGATGGATGATGGTTCTTGGCTTACCTCGGACAAGAAGGAAGGTGTCGGTCGTGATAAAATGAATTTCGATGCTCCATCTTGGAAAGGAAGGGAAGACAGGATCACTATCCGAATTGTGAAGAAATCCGATACTGAAAGTATGAAAGCTATAACTTTCAGGCAAAAAGGCATTAAAATCACAGAAGTCTCGGTTAGCAGGCTGGAGTTCCCTATATCTGGTGGAGATAAGCAGATCCTTATTACTACCAACGCTGCTTCTATCAATGCCCTTATTACGGGTGAGAAAGATATAAAGGGTGTCATAAAAGCATTTACTACCGCTTCCGGTCTTAATATTGACGTCAATGATATTAGGCTTGATTATGGTTTCCCTGGTGATCCGGGTCTTGAAGACACGTTCCAGGTTTCGATGATTGTTTCCATGCCTGGCAATGAGGATGGGAATGAAGTTAATGAGAACATAACTATAAATGGTGTACTGATTCCTATTTATCAGCCTGGAAAGGTCGTTCCTTACATTAAATTGGATAAGGAATTTGAACAAATTGAGGGTGATGAAACAAGTACGCAGTTAAGTATAGAAAGTAATATAAAAGATTATGTTATTGAAATAGTTGAATGCGAGTCTGTGGATAAGGAGGAGATTCACCTGGACAAGGATGTTGTTGATCTTGATTCAGATGGATCACCGGAGGTAATCAACGTAAGTACAAATCCTGAAAATTTAAGATGGAGGATTAGGAATGAAAGTAGATAATTGTTGGGCGAACATAGATAAGAAAGAAGGCGGTCTTAACAGTAAGGTTAATATTTACTTTGATGAAAATGATACTGGTGCCAACAGAAGTGTCAAGATAAGGGTGTCTTCCAGGGACGGTAGCGTATCTGAAGAATGTACGTTAGTTCATAAAAAAAAAGAACAGGTAGTTTATAGAAATAAAAGACAATCGGCTCTTTTCACAAAAGAAGGATGTAATTCTGAGACAGAGAAAGGGGAAGAGCTTGAGTACGTTGTTGAGGCCGGAAAATACACATCTATCATATCTCAGTCTGATGCTGATGACAAGGCTATGAAAGATATTGAGCAAAATGGTCAGAACTGGGTTAATGAGCATGGTCGTTGTATAACCATATTATGGTACAATGTCAAGAAATCAAAGTCGTTTAGAAAGAACGATTGTGATCCTGATACCGAAGAAGGAAGTTTGGTTACGATGACAATCGAAGCCGGGCAATTTTCTTCTACCATAAGCCAAGAAGATGCCGACCGTAAGGCTGAAGCTGAGTTGAATGCCAAAGGTCAAGACTATGCTAATTCTCATGGTACTTGCAATACCATAAAATGGTACAACGACAGGAAATCCAAGATGTTCCAAAAGACAGATTGTGAGGTGACTGAAGTTGGATCTATGGTAGAGTACGTTGTAGAAGCCGGCCGCTTCTCTTCTTCTGTTTCTAAGGAGGATGCTAATCAGAAGGCTTTGGATGCCTTGGAAGCTGAAGGTCCAGGTTATGCTAATGAGCATGGTACATGTGAAACAAATTTATGGTATAACGTAGAGAAGTCAAAAGTATTTTATAAAAATGACTGTGAAGATGGATTTATCGGAGCGCCTTACACTTACACAGTAGAAGCCGGTAAATACACATCAGACGTAAGTCAAGAAGATGCTGATAAGAAAGCTCTTGATGATATAGAGAGAAACGGCCAAGAACAAGCCAACCTTAATGGTGAATGCATTGAGGATCCTAATTATTTTATAGGAAAGGCTTCGGCTCGTGTTCAGAAAAATGATTGCGATGCCGAATCTCAGACCGGAAGCTTCGTTGATTTGACTGAAAAGGATCTTGCCGGATATCCAGATGCTTTTGTATCAAGGGAAAGCCAGGAGGCAGCTAACGCGTTGGCTGAAGCAGCTATGGAAGAACAGAAACAAGATCTTGCAAATAAGAAAGGTACTTGCATAGATAAAAACCAATTTGTTGGTGTATATAGCAAGGTATTCACAAAAGACAATTGTGAAGGAGAAGGCGTAGGTTCGCAGGTAACGGTAGACCAAGACGATGTAACTGGTGGTCCTTTTACTTCATACGAAAGCCAGGAGGCGGCTAACGCGCTCGCTCAGGCTGCCGTCGAGCAGCAGGGCCAGGCCATAGCCAACCGGGACGGCCATTGTACGTGGACTGGTAAATACAGTGAGGAATTTACCAAAAATGATTGTACTGAAGGTCAGGTAGGATCTAAGATTACGGTAACCGAACAAGATGTTGTTGGTGCTCCTTTCACATCTACCGTAAGCCAAGATGATGCTAATAACAAGGCCAAGGCTGCTGTCAAAGAGCAAGGTCAGGCTATTGCCAATAATAAAGGGAATTGTGAAGATATGACGGTCTATACCGGTCATTACAGTAAGAGATTCGTTCCAGAATGCGAGGATTGTCATAAAGGTGTAGAGATGGAGGTTACGGCTGAGATGGTAAATGGAAGCCCTGTTACATCAACAGAAAGCCAGGATGCAGCAGACGCAGAAGCCCGTAGGATCGTAGAAGAAGGCGGTCAGGCTTATGTTAATAAGAACGGAACTTGTACACCATTAAGCACCGATCCTGTATGGGAGGACGTAGAACCGGAAGAACTTAGATGTAATGAAGGTAAGTCTCAGAAAAAGCAACGTGATACCAACGAATGTTCTGAAACTCACAATCAAGAACGTTGGGTAGATGGCGGGAATAAGGTTTGTAGCTGGACCGGTCATTATACAGAAACGTTCCAGAAAAACGATTGTGAGATACCGGATTCAGGAACGGAAGTAGAAGTAAGTGAAGCTGATGTTGAAGGCAATCCTTTTATTTCTTTCGTAAGTCAAGAAGATGCTGATAATAAGGCCAAGGAAGCTGTTAAGGCTCAAGGACAGAATATTGCCAACCAAAAAGGCAAATGTAGGTTCGTAGGCGTATATAGCAAGGAATTTACGAAAGACAATTGCGGATCATGTCAGCATGGTGTTCCGATGAGCGTAACACAAGACATGGTAGGTGGACCGTTCTATTCTAATGAAAGCCAGGAAGAGGCAAATAGATTAGCTCAGGAAGCCGTAGAAGCCCAAGGTCAGGCTTATGTTAACAAGAACGGAACATGTGAAACGGACAACACCGATCCTGTATGGGAAGATTCGGAACCGCTTGAAACTAAATGCGAAGGTGGTAAATCCTATAAAAAACAGGTTAATACCAACGAATGCTATGGTGGAGAAAATGAACGTTGGGTAGAAGGTGGAGATAAGGTATGTACCTGGACCGGAACATATAGCAAGGTATTTACAAAACAGTGTGCTGACGGCGGTGTCGGATCTAAGGTTACCATAGATCAGGATGATGTAACCGGTGGTCCTTTTACGTCTACCGTAAGTCAGGAAGACGCAAATAGCAAGGCTCAGGCTGCCGTCGAACAGCAGGGACAGGCTCTTGCTGACGCGCAGGGAACTTGTACCTGGACCGGTAAGGCAAGTAAGGTCTTCACCAGAAACAATTGCGGAAGCTGTCAGCATGGTTCGTCTGTTACCGTAACCCAAGATCAAGTAGGTGGTCCATTTACGTCCAATATCAGTCAAGCTGATGCTAATAAGAAGGCTCAAGATGCTGTAAATTCCCAAGGTCAGGCAGTAGCTAACAAAAACGGTGATTGCGTAGCTGATAGCACAACTCCTTCTTGGTCGGATACCGGAAGCACCCGTTGTGACGGTTGTACGTCTCAGAAGCAACAACGTGACACCAATCCATGTTCTTCTTCTTACAACGACACAAGATGGGTTAATGGAGGTGGAGAATCTTGTACAGACTGGTCTTATTACGGAACAGGAGATTGCGTAGGTCATACTCAGTATGATGCTTATCGTGATAGTTGCTCTGGTAGCATAGATCGTCAATATTCTGTAAGTTGTAGGAATTGCTGTAATTGCGGATCTTACGGTTCTTGGCAAGAAAATGGATGTAAGAATGATCAAGTGAAATACGTTCGTTATGATGATTGTGGTCATGCCGAATACAAATACGAATATGAAGTTGGAAAATGTGGATATGCTCCATATGAGTTTCAGTTCCATGATGGAAGAACGAGCAAGTCGAGGTCTGTAACTGGAGAATCCCAGGATATTGAAGAAGTTATCATAAGTACTAAGAGTAATTCATATATGGGTTTTTCTGTTAAATCGAAACCTTCTTGGTGTTCTGTCGATTACAGAGATCAGACATCTGAAAGTTTGAAGGCTGTGGTGACGTTATCTGCCAATACAACATCTTCTTCCAGATCCGGTGATATTGTTTTTGTTCAAAATGAATCTGGAAAGACAGTTACTCTTAGTATTTCGCAGGCAAGACAAATGTTGTATAAGTTCACATTCGATGATAATACTACTTCAGATAAATCTTTATCTGTTCAAGCTGCATCTAATGATGCTCAATATACAATCAAAAGTACATTGAATGGTTCTTATCATGGTTTTGCCACTACGTCTAAACCGTCTTGGATTACGACTGAGTATAAAAATCAGGCTTCTGATAGTATGGTTTGTGTTCTTAAGATAACTGCCAACACAAGTACATCTTCTTCTCGTACTGGATCCGTTGTGCTTACTCAAAATGACAGTGGTAAAACATTGAAAATAAATGTTACACAAGCTGCGGCTGAGGTCAAGCTTGTACCAGCACATATTACATTAAAAAACGGCTCTTGGGCTACTTATAAGAAGAATAATGTTTCTTATAACCCTGGTGCCGGCAAGTGTATTGCTGGATTCGAGTGGACTGGAGATGAAAATGGAGATATACGAATTTATACTTGTGATATTAAGGTAGTAGATTCCAGTTACCGTGAGATACCTGGAGCTACTATAAGCATTGGAACTACAACCCAGAGAAAACAGCCTGGAAGCTCTTGTTCGTATTTCGGAGCTGTAGCGGGAGGTATATTGGCAGGATATGTTCATGTTGGAGATGAGAATAAGGATACTACATGGTATATACGAACTATAAACGTATCCTATGACGGCAAATTGTATAAGAGTGCTACTGTTAGACAATTTGAAAAAACAGGTATTTCCAAGAATGGTGGTATATTTAATGTCTATAATGAGTCACCTGCTTCTTACAACTTTATCGTAGATGGAGCTGAGTGCGGTGATGATAGAGGAACTTTAAAATACTCTTATTCTCAGATGAATCTTAATCCAGCATAATTAACAAGGGAGGGGATTTAGTTCTCTCCCTTGAATGTTTTTTGGATTATATTATTTTGTTTTAAGTATTGTCTATTAGAATAAAAATGATTAATATTGCATATCATTCAATTTTAAAATTTTAGTATCATGGCTTGTAAAAAGAAAGCTCGTCAGGGTGGTGAAGTCGATAAGAAAGACAAACCTAAAATGCGCCAAGGCGGTAGTGTTGGAGGCAAGATGAAAAGAAAGAAGACGAGCACTAAAAAGTGATTGAAAACCAGGGGAAGGTGCTGATCACCTTCCCCATTTTAGTAACATAACAACAATTTATTATGAGCAACAAGTTTATTAGCAAAGGGCAAAGGAATGTCTGTGTGACGTTTGTGAAGTACTATCCTGTATTGATGCAGGATAGTATGTTAGCCAGCATTTTTGATGAGTTTTATCCTTTTAGTATCACTAATTGGCTGTATCCGATATTAGGTCATTCTCTATCATGGGACCTATTTCTCTTGGCTTTTTCAAGAATGTTCAGGTTTTGTATATGGCATAGGTTATTGATCTATAGCATGATTTTTAATATCTGTGTAGAATGGGTTACGGTTAATATTGAGATGCCTATTGAGCACAATATAGTAGTGTGGTCTGTTATGGCTGTTACTCTGTTGATAATCATTGCCTCTATTGTTTTAAGATTTAAAACAGGATGTTTTGAAAATGAAAGAAATTCTGACAGAGACGCTGCGTAAAAGTGGTGCGGCGGTATGCGATAAGATAAAGGAGATGTTTTAAGCGGGGAATGCGATCATCTTACAGCCAACGATCTTGAGACATGGACGCAACTTGCTAATCCGGCTAAGTACTATACCGGAGAAGAGGCTATTTCTTATCTTAATGTAACTTCTAAAAGATTTTATGAATATCGGAAGGCGAAGTTAGTTCCTGATCCTGTTAAGATAAAGGGATTCCCTAAACCTTTATATACGAAAGTTATGTTGGATGAGGCTATAAAAACCATATCCGGCATGAGCGAAAGAGAGATTTATATGAGGATCTTGAATGCTAAATCAAGAGAATCCAGAGCAAAAGAAAGGAGGGGAGTATGATTACAAATGGTGAATTTGTATCAAGAGTTGTAAACGGTATTCATGCCCTTGACAAAGATTCACATGTTAGTCGGAGATGGATATTGAATATCGGTAGAACCAAAGCCGAATCTTATACAGCCCAGAGATGGGATGATGGGACATTGCTTGGCGACCACCGGCTCCTGACTTACGTTACTTGTTTGGAGATGATTGAAGTTGACAAAATAGTTTGTTGTGATGCCGAATTTGCGTTGTGTAATACACTTATGCGTTCAAAGCATAAACTTCCAGGACTTCTTTATTCTGCCCTTAGACCGGCTATTACTAAGGTGACTAACGTAGATAACACTATATTTTTTAAGTTCGCTGAAATAAAGTCGTATCGCAATGAACAAAAAAGACCGTATGCTAAATACGTTAAAGAACGTCGTCCTTTTTATTATGTAGAAAACGACTATATTTATATACCGGATTTTCATATAGAGCTTATTAACGTAGAGTTCTTTACAACAAGAAGAAAGAAGGCGCTGGAGTTAATGGCCTGCGATCCTACACCTAAAGGGTGTGAATCTGAATGGGAATACGAATTTATCTGCCCTATTAAGTTAATTGAGTACGTAGTGGCAGAGACGATAAAGGAAGTAGCATTCAGGCTACAGATTCCTGTTGATGAAAATCCGAATCTTGATTCTAATCAAAAAAGTCAAATTGTTCAATAACGAAACATTTTTATCCTTATTTGGGTCTTAGTTGTGAAACCAAGACCCATTTTTTTATAATTTAGTGACATGAAAAGAACATCAATACAATCACCGTATTTTGTAGCCTACTACCATCGTCTTATGAAAAGAAAGAATGGTTTTAAGAAAGGCATGATAAGAGACAGAGGAGAGGTTTTAAGACTGTTGTCTATTATATGGAAAACCGTATCAGAACATTATGTGGAAGCTGATGCCGGTGTTTACGTAGATAACGTAGGATACTTATGCCATGTACTTATACCAGGGCAGCGCTTTGCCGTCAGGCGGGACCTGGACATCGTGAGCAGGCTCGGCACCAACGGCTACCTCTACAACCACCTGGCTATGGATTTCGCAGACTCCAAAAGATATTACCATTTTGTAATACAAGATAGTTTAAAAAAGAAGTTAAGGGTTAAAATGAATAAAGGACGAAGATACCGATTTATGTACAATGAAATACTTGCTAAAAGAAGGGTGTTTAAAGATTTCCAGATTAAGAGAGTTTTCGAAGATCGAGAACTCAATCATAGGAACATGTAAAAAAAATATAGCGATTACCCTTTATTGATATAGGTTAATCGCTATATTTGCATATCCGTCTACCTTCTCAGGCTGGCGGATATAAAAAGTAAAATTCCTATTATGGGAACAAATGTAAGCAATTTTCAAAACAATGCGAAGAACAGTAACATTATTTTGACGTCGGAATCCAACGAAATGGAATTTAGCAAAGAGGTTAAAACCGTATCATCTTTCAAAAATTCAGATTTTGGAGAGCTAAAAATTATTATTATTGACGAAGAACCGTATTTTATAGGATCTCCTATAGCTTCATTTTTAGGGTACACTAATCCGAGAAAAGCGATAAGGGATCACGTTGATGAAGATGATAGACTAATAATGAAAGTACCTGATACTCAAGGGTGGAACGAAACGTTCCGTCCCTACACTCCAAACACTAAAATACTGATAATCAATGAGTCTGGATTGTATAGCCTAATTTTTGGATCAAAGATGGATTTTGCTAAAAAATTCAAGAAATGGGTAACATCTGAAGTTCTTCCCTCTATAAGAAAAACCGGCTCCTATTCTATAACACCGAAAGACTATCCATCTGCATTAAGAGCATTAGCTGACGAGATTGATGCCAAAAATAGAGCCATAGCCGAGAGGGCGCAAGCAGAGGCGGAGAGACAACAGGCGATTAAGACCATAGAAGAGCAGCGTCCTGATGTGGAGTTTGCAGAATCATTTAAGAAAGTTGACCATGAAAATATGTGGTTGATTAGAGATATTGCGAAGAAGCTTGAACAAAATGGGATCATTATTGCCGAAAAGAATCTCCGTATGTTTCTTGAAGAAATGAAATTCATGTTCAGGAACGGGCAGGGTAAATGGGAACTATACAGTGATATCGTTAAAAATAAGTTTGGTGTTTATCGATCTTACTTTGTGGATAAGTACTCCGGGGAAAGAGTTAATCAGCAAACAATATACATGACTGGTGCCGGATATGAAGTTACGCTCAATGGTATAAAAGGGAAATGTAGAAGCACGTTTCTAAAGTACGGTAAGTTTGAAGATCCTAACTTTTAAAACAGCAAAATAGGGCATTAATCAGATTATTAATATCTTTGTGGAGGTCAGGTTCGTTTCCTGTCCTCCATATTTTTTTTTACGATGACTGTTGAGGAATATATCATAGAATTAAAATCATCTTTAAGATCATTTGACAAGCGTGATCTGATAGATGAGGTATCCATCTACAAATGGGTAGAAATTGCCCTGAAGAAGTTTGGAGGCGATATTACTATGCGCAAAGAGGCGGTAGTGGACGTCAAGCGAGGACAGGCTCGTATGCCGGGAGATTACTTTGATCTTATTCTGGCATTTAAATGCGATTTCAAGGGATATGAGGTACCGGAAGGTGATAAGGTGATACCAGAGCTTCAAAATACAATAGCGTGGAAAGAACGTACCGAAAGAAGTTATAGGTGGTGTTCTTGCAATGAATGTTGTAAAGACGAATGCGAGAAGGTGATAGTTGAAAAATTTTATATCAACACCCACGATCGCGATCATGAAGTTCGTTGCTATTATGACCGGCCTGTGATGTTAGGTCTTGCTAAGCCTATGCTTCGTGATTCTTGTTTAAGTAAATGCCGGAATAAGGTAGTAAAGGATAGTCCGTATGAGATAAATATCGTAAACGGATTCCTGTATGCTAATTTCGATGGTCCTATTTACATGCAGTACCGGTCTCTTCCTTTTGACGGAGAATCTAACATAATCATACCAGACACGCCGCAGGGTCTGGTCCTGGATTATGTCGATAATTTTGTGAAGATGAGATTCTTTGAGGAACTGATGTATAATGGAGAAGCACAAGGAGCAGCCGATTTGTTCAAGTTGTATGCACAGCAAGATTTGGTTAAGCTGAAAAATGCTAAGACCGAACTTAAGATGATGGGTATGACATTGAAAGGCATGTACGAACCTCTTAGACGGCGCCGTGCTGAGTTTGAGATATATACTAAGGCGTATCCTGTAATCGATAATATACTTAAATTGGTATGACAGAAGTCGTTATATTCATATACTTGCTTGGTGTTATTGCGTCTATGATTGTTTGGTCAATCAGGCAATTTAAAGGAGATGCGAGTTTGGTAGAGACAATGTACTGCCCGATAGTATTTTTGTTGAGTTGGATATACGTATTCGAAATATTTAAAATGAGATAAAATGTTAGAAGTTAGTGCAAGCGAAATAGTAACCGCCGACAAAATGAGAGGCGTGGGGCCGGCAAACATCCTTTTCACAGCCGGACCGAATCCGGTAGCCGAAGATCGCCGTGGTGTAGCTAAGGTAACGGCTGGTGGAGAGAGTAAGAATGTTACAATCACACAAGCTGCCGGAGAGCAGGTTGTTGTAATTCCTGAGTTCGATTATCTTGTTCTTAGATACGGATGGGAATCGGAAGACGGTTCCGATTTTGATACTGCAACCGGTTTTACTAACACAGGCATATCAAATGTGGATAACAAGTACGTTGGATGGAGTAAGCAGTGGGCCACCACCCAACAACAGGTAGGTGATTACCTTGTTTATGGTGGTGATAACATGCAGTCCGGTCTTGAAGGGGCACTTATTAAGATGAAGACCTTGCTGTCAGCGCCGGGCATGGACGAGTCAGAACCTAATATCAATGCTGATATCTATGGTAATTGGTATGGGAATAGAGGGCGAGGAAATGTCGTTGTGTCTTTTACAGCCTACCTTGGAGGAGAGATGGTTAAACAAGGATTTAACTTCATTAACGAAGGTGGTGAGGAGGTTTACTCTGACAGCATCACTACCAACGTTTCGGCTCATGGTGAAACCAATTACCAAAATATAAAAGGTTTGTACACTAAGATGGGTACGATGGTTTATAATAAGGAAAAGCGTGATTGTGTTATTGTTATAGGTTAAGACATGGAAAGCCTTTGGAATAAATACAATAAGATCAAGGAGGTGTTTTACCGAGATTTCGTTTACGATTCCAGTTACACAGAGCAGGCCTCGTGCATCCCACTGTCGTCGGTGAAGGACGGGGTAGGCTGGGTCGGCGACGGAACCATTAACCTGGCTCAGTATCTCCAGTTCCTATACACGGAAATAATTCTTGGCAATAAGACAGAAGATGATGTTCGTAATGCCATACTGGTACTTACTCGCCTTGCCGATACTACTTATGATCTATTTTTTAATAGTAACAAAGGTATTTATTTCAAATTCGAAAAAGGATTTTTCTTAAGAGACGATATCCATAGCGAAGATGCCGATAAGTTCAGTCTTACTAAGATAAGTTCTGGATATACTAATGGTATAGAGTTAAAAGACGAAGATCCATGTTTCTCCCCATTTACTTCACAAGATCAGATCTGGAATCTGGCTCCGATATTAGCTTTCTTATCAGAAAAAGGATTTGAAGAAGCCGGGCAAGCAGGATACGATATTTTTGAGTACGTTATTAGAAACAGACACAAGATATACAATCCTTATTACAGCGCCTTGCTTCATCATTGGACATTTCTTCCTGATATGGACACCGATAAGGTTAAGCCGTGGGATAGGGTTAGTAATCGTAACAAGAATCTTAAATACAAAGTTAAGGTTAAGAGAGGAGCTAATAACTGGTATTTTTCTGGAGGGTTCAGATGGGCTTTTAAGAAGTTCGGAGGCGAGTGCAGTACATTCTGGCATTGCCTATGGTATAAACCATTTATATTTTTAGCAGATAGAGTATATCATCCATATGTATGTAAATGGTTTGGCATTAAAGTCAAAAATAATTCTTACTATTGTCTTGGATCCACAAATGAAAAATCATGGTACGGTCCTGGATTTAATAAGAGGCTGGTTAAGTTCTTTAATAAGTCTTTGGAAGGATCGGAGTTATTTATGCCTCATCTTGTCTTCTTGCAAGAAGCCGAATGCGTTGAAGGAGATAAACTCAGGGCCTTTTTAGATAAATGGGAATGGGATGGTGTTAATTCACCTATTGAGTTTTTGATATTGTGTAACTGGTACAAAATTAAATTCGGAAAATGAAAATCTATTACAATTCTAAGATAGCTAAGTTATTTACGTTCATTGACGGCTACAAAACAATTATGTTATTTGGAGCCGTATTTACCGAACGTGATAGTATATCATTGAGAACCGAATATCATGAGGAGGCGCATTGTAATCAGTATCATACGTTATTTTATTTTGGTATGTTTATATCATTGCTTACAATAGGATTGTGTCTCTTATTCGGTAATGCAGGATGGTGGATGTTATGGCTGTCCCTTATTCCAATATTTTTATACTATACATGGTATTTAATTGAGTACCTGATTAGGTTGTGCATATATCGCGATCATGATAAGGCATATCATAATATCGTATTCGAAAGAGAGGCTTTCGACTTAGAAAAGTATTGGAATAAGCATGATGTTTTGAGGAAGGAGTCGGAAGGGTTTAGTTTCCTCGGTTATTATAGGAAGGAGTATCATTATGAGTAGGAGAAGATATTTTGAGGAACAGAGATCTGGTAATGGAGCTATTTATTATTGTGTGGAAACAGAAATCGAGCCTGGAGATAGAATCAGATTATTTAATTTAATGAATAAAATCAAATCCGATACAATTAGCCAGGATAAGATAAATAGTGTACTGAATCAGCTTAGAGAAGGAACAGCCTTTAATATTCATACTCAGAGTCCAGTTTCTTTTTCGTTTTCAAGCACCTCTACCGGTTACGAACCAATGGCAATATGGATTAGATTTGACCATTATCCTGCTCCAAGTGAACAACAGGGTATTATATACAAGTTTCAGATAAATGATCAGAGGTACGTTTTTATGTTTTCTAATAGATACGATGGAATGAGAGATCTTATTAATAATGCAGATGAAGATGTTGATTGTGTTACTTCTGCAACAGAGAGTAGTATATATCACAATGATTCTTTTTATATATTTGTGTAAATTATGAGGAGGAGATTCGAATATAAAGACAGGGAGCTTGAAGACTTTCTTATAAGGTTTTATCCGGCTGGCAATTACACATGGATAGTTCCTGAAGGCTGTTTTTCCGTAGACGTCTTTTTAGTTGGTGGAGGTGGTAGTGGCAGCTCTGCCGGCGGTGGAGGTGGTTATACCAAGACCTTCAAATCTGATAACAAAGGCTGGAAAGACGGAGAAGCTATTGCTGTAAAACCTGGTCAATCTATTTCTATAACAGTAGGAAAAGGAGGAGCAAAGGTTTATCAAGCCGAACAAAATTCTCCTGGTAAGGATGGTGGTTATTCTCAATTCATGAGTTCGTCTTATAGAGCAAATGGAGGAAAGGGAGCTAATAAGTGGAGGGGAGGAGATGGTGGTAGTGCCGGCAGTTCGTCATATACGCAAGATGGTGCTTCGGATGGTGGAGACACCAATGGAGAAGAGTATGGAGTAATCAAAGGTCAAGGTCATACTACCAGAGATTTTGGAGAATCCGGCGGTAAAAGAAATGCCGGTGGCGGAAGTGGAGAAACTAACACTGGGGTAGTATTCCAAGGAGGAATATCTGATTACAGTGAAGGATCTGGCACAGGGGGATCAACAAACGGATCTGGTAAAGGAGGAGGAGGTTATGGCGGCGGAGGAGGCGGCGTCAGATACTCTATGGTTTATGCCGGAGCCGGCGGTGATGGTACTGTGTTAATTAGGGGTAGAAGATATAAATCGTAAGTAGATGTTATGAGACGAAGATTTGAAAATGTTAATATGGCTATGGGTAATTGTTTCTCTCCTGTAATGGAAGGGAGTCAATTTCAATGGAATAATATTGTAGTTAATAGTCCAGTATATATAACTCCAATAAGAAGAAAGAAATTCAAGATAAGTTTTGGAGAATTTGATTTATCCAAAGTTTTGTCTAATGTATCATCTAATCGTGATATTATAATAAGAGATAAGTCTGCATATACGTTTCTATTGTTACTTCTGTCTGCTGATCATTCTAAATGCAGTTTGTTTAATAATCATCTAACAGTTAATACCCAGGATTTACCAAGATATATTTTTTACATTGATTCCGAACATGAGGAACTGTATTCATACAAAGACGGGGTTTTAGAAAGTAATGTGACGATAATGGATCCAGTTGATAATTATTTCTATAATTATATTGATATTCAAATAAGAAATTTCAATGATAATCCTATCCCCGATTTTTATGTAGGTGTGGTCGATAAAGTAGGAGACTGAAAATGTATTTCTTTTCTTCACCTACTTTAGAAATCCATGATTAAATCTCTTTTGCTATCTTTGTGACAAACAGTTATAAAATGGCAGCAGAAGATAACAGAAACATAGCGGTTCCTCAAACAGGTATGAACCGAGATCTGCATCCGTCGAGTCTTACGGATCAGCATTATACGTTTGCCTTGAATGCCAACATCGAATCCGAGGATGGTAATGTTGGGATGAGATCTAACGAGCACAGTAATCTTAAATGCATTGATTTCGATGGGTTTAAGGTTATTGGTTACAAGAATGATCTTACTTCGGGCAATATCTATTTTTTTATAACAAATCCTGAAACAGGCGTATCTAAGATAACTTATTTCAAGCCTGAATCCGATACAAGTATCTTATCCGATTCCGATATAGAGTCTATGGTAGAAGGATCGGAGTCGTTGTGTTCTGGCATGAAGACCTTGCTGGAAGACAACGAGCAAGATCCGTGCCTTAAGTTCTCTATCTATCATCCTATAAAAACCATAGAAATAAAGACAGAGAAATGTGGGAAATGTATTTACTGGACTGACGATTATAATCCTCCCAGGTATGTTATTGTAGACAAGGCTCTGACGGCGGATGATGAAGGAGATATTTGGTATCATTATCATGGGTATAAGATATGCGATAAAGAATATGATAGAGACAAATTCATGCAGGAGAATGGTTGTTTTCTGGCATGTGAGAAACTTAGGGTGTTTCCGCTACTGGACCAGCCATGCGTAGAGCCGGTACAGATAGAGTACGGGGGCAGCCTACGTGCGGGCGTGTATCAGTTTGCTGTGGCCTTGTGCGATGAATTTGGTAACGAGAAAACTAACTATACTTCATTGACTAACCCTGTTCATGTATTTGATGAGCAATATATTAGGATAAATGATGGTAAATGGGGAGAAAGAACTAATCTTGGTATAAGACTTAAGGTGTCTAATCTGGATAGGCAAGTCAGCCATTACAAGGTGGCTGTTATTCAGAATACTGTAGGATACAATGGCGAAACACAACCTGTAGTGGATTATTTTATAGAAGGTATTCATCCTATTACAGAGAAGACCATATACTATTATTCTGATCTTAATAATAAGAGGACAACATTTGAACATATTTCTTTAAAAAGAGCCATATATAATACATCAAGAGGAATAGTGTCAGTCGGAAACCGTCTTCTTCAATATGGTCTTACGGCAGAAAAAGAATGGAATTTACAGCCTGTAGTTTCCCTCATGGGTCATTTCTTGAAATGGCAGGCGTCTGTAGCCCACGAAGATTTATATAAGGATGGTAATGCTTGTTCGTTGTATGTGGGATATATGAGGAATGAAGTGTATCCGTTTTCTATCTCGTTTAAGACATCTACTGGTTATAAAACTCCAGCATTCGTTCTTGTTCCCCCACCTTCTGATAAGGCAAGAGAGGAAATGAACAAAGACAGTATCCCATACCAGTCTATAAACGCATATGCTCCGGATTGCTCAGGTGTTGATAGGAAATATGTATGGCAGTATAGCAATACGGCAGGAGATGGGGTATTGATTGACGACGATGCGGTTGTTATAGATGAAGAACAGAAAGAGTGTAACAACCCGGCTACTGTAGGTCAAACTGTTATAGTGGAAAGCAATTTCGCTACTTTTAAAGGGAAATCAAGATTTATTATCGATTATGATGATATTGTAGGAACCCATATAAATTATTTGTCTGAAAATATAGGTCTTGTAGCTTGTAACAATAAGGAGAATGGAGACAATGAAAGACAGATATGCGATATAGCTACCAAATACAGAGAAGACGGAACACAGGATTATATGGAACCAATTGATCATATTGGGTTGCCAGAAATGGAAGGAGACTGCGAAGTTCCCCATCGTCAAGAATCTATATTGTCTGCTCCAGTTCCACTAATAACAGGCCTTGTAGAAGATTATATCTATAAGGTTCTTAGCGAAATGGAACACGTCTCTACAGATTATCTATATACCACAGGAGGAGAAAATCAGAATAAGTATTCTGTGTTGTTTAATTACGAGACAATGGATTCTTTATCTGAATGGATGGAGGAAGCATTTTTTGGGTATAGCGCTGGCAGCATATCAGGTGATGGCAATCAACACCTTTGTTCTGAGTTTTATCCATACTTACAACCTGGATCTGTTTTAAAAACCGTGTCTGATGCTATATACGTATTAGATACCATGCCTTGTACATGCGGATGTTATATTGAGAGTTATTGCTCTGATCCTACTGTGTCAAGAACTGATTATAACAACTTTCAAAATTATAATTATCTTCTTGGAAGTTATATTCTTCATATAGATGGATGGAGCCAAAAGATAAATGATGTAGGAGATTGGCAAGCCGGTAGATCTACCAGTACAGTCATAAATAATCAGTATAGATCAAAGAACGGACCCAGGTATTGTATTGAGCAATTTTGGCCTGAAGCTTCTGAGAAGTTGCAAGATATGATATATAAAAATTCGGATACCGGTATAGATGAAACTGATTGGAAATTTGAAGGGTATGTAAACAATGCTACATTTAATAATCCTACAGGGGATAAGCTTAATATTGGATTCGCATCTGAATTTGTGGTATGGAAGTTTGTCAGAAATGTAATGACAAATGCAAGATTTATTAAGATTAATAGACCAGAAGAGTGGGACATAGAAGGTTATAAAGACGAGAACAAAGTTCTTTATCTTGAAGCTCTTGGAAAGGTAGATGGCATAATGGATGCTGTGTCTACCAATTACGTTCGTGTTTCTTTTTGGAAGGATGTTGAAACATGGTCCCCTCTTGGAATAGTACCAGTTGAATTTGATAGACCTGAGTATGAATCATCTCATTCCGTTATTGTTGACATAGCAAGACCGGCTTTCGGAGAAATAAATGAAGAGTTTTTTGATTCTATAGGTCAAAATTATTTTTATGTTACAATAGAATCTCCTATTGTAGCAGTTCCTTGGATAATGACGTTTAGACAAATTCAATTTTGTTCTTATAAAAATTATGATACCCCAGAAGAAGAGGAAGAAGAAGGAAAGAAGCCTTCCCGTGCTATTCTTGGAGTCGCTTTTGCTACAGGTAAAACCATATATCCTTATATTTTTGGTGTAAGAGAAAAAGAAATAAATAAGGTTGATTTGTCTGTTGATTCAATAATATTAAGATCGACGGTAGTATTTGCATCAAAATGTCAGACATGCGGAGATAAGCCCATCAATTGCAAGCCTCGTCCTTATAAATACGGGGATTTTGCATATTGGGAATCATCTGAGAAATATCCTGCTAATTTTGAACTTTATGATAGTAGTAGGATGAAAATAGACACAGGCAGATCTTATGATGATCCAAAAAAAACAGAAGCTTATTCTAATATTATGAATAAGTTAACAGAATATTATGGTGCTCCTTTGTCAGACAAAAATGGATTATCTTATTTCAAGGGCCATTCTTATGGAGGGATAGATACTTCTACCATATTTTGTCAACAACCTATACGTCATTACCGGTTTCCAGATAATAAGCATATACCATTCATGAACAGTGATGAACGTGGATATGACATAGCTTCTGAAATATATCCGGTAGGTATTATGGTAGATGAGAACACCATACAAGTGTTTTTGGATTTTGCAGTGGATTCTGGTTTGATTACGCAACAACAAAGAAATACGATTGTAGGATATGAACTGTATCGTGGAGATAGGAGACTAAATAGGTCGGTTGTGGCTTCAGGATTAGCCTATGATATGCTTAGATACATAGGAGACGATGGTAATGTGAATATCTATCCTAATTACCCATATAATGACCTGTCACAAGATCAATATAATTATACGTCTGGCAAAAGAGACGAGTTTATATCCCATCCTTTCGACAAAGGAGGAAACGTGTGGTATTCATTCTGTTCACCTGATATTTATTTCAACAAGCCAGAACTTCCAAATGAAGTATGTATAGACGGGTTTCAAAGAGGAATGTCTGTGGGCAGTTTCGTACCTGTAGAAGATCATCCAAAATGGACTATCTTAGGTCCTGCCGCATACACGATGGCTGCGTCGCTTGCCGCAGTTGAATCAAGTGCCACAATAGCAGCTATGATAGCAGAAGAGCTTCAGATAAGGGCGCAGTCTGGATACATAGGAGGGTCGGCCGGTCTTACCGGAGGAGGATTCCTGACTAATTTAAGTGTGGCCATGCTGTTTTCTTCAATGGTGTCAACCATCAGTCAGACTCTTGCTAAAGGCCCGATATTGTATGGTAAGTACCGTTATGATTGGCTTAATACGTTTATAAACAATGGACCAAGACGTAATCATGCATGGTATTATACTTCTGTGGGATTATATAATTCAATGATAGGCATAACAGATCAGGATAAGTATGAACGAAATTTTGCCCGTGGTTTATCTTCTGTTAAGTACATTAAGTCTGGCGTATATCCGATGATGGATGCCAGTATGTCTTCTAAATGGGGAACCGGTAGAAATGATAATGAGGGACGTTTCTTATTCGTTAATAATATAGATCGTGAATCTTCGTTATTTTTATCATTTGGTGATCCAGGTGAAAAAGGAGATGGTAAATCGAAATATTTATTGGAATATCCGAACTATGTTTACAATTACGACAGTAGCCGCATAGATAATTCGGTTATTGCTGGAAGTGATGTTGTAGCAGGAAGAACATTCGAGCAATCCAAAACAGTATCGTACATCTGTTCTCCGTATATGAGACTTATGCGATATAGGCCGGATCAATATGGACAGATAGAAGATATAAAATGGATTTCCATAGGCGGATGTGGCTTTTTCACTAATGAAAAGAAACTGATGTTCGGTGGTGATACGGTGATAACCAGATTTTCATTAAAGAGAAAATTTCCTGTTTTTTATAATAGTGCTTTTGGTATTGGAGATATGATACCTTTCCCTTACATGGATTATAGAAATGTAGGATATCCAAGATATTTTGTTAATTATGATACAGGGGAAGATGCGCTTGAAACCACGGATAACGAACGTTTCAATAGTTGGACATCTTCTAATAAAGGAAGATATGCTTTTTACCCAAATAGGAAGAGCTTGTATGAATTGAACGGTGACACCTCCGGTAAGTATGTAGATGGCAGATTTTATACATGGTTCTATGGTATTCCTCAGTTCCTTGTAGAGTCTGAAATAAATTGTAATTTCAGATTAGAGGGCCCTCAGCCTCATGAATTATTCTATCCAAAAGTAGGAGATTTTGTTTGGTGGACACAAGAAAAGAACGTATCTATCCATAGGGACAATGATTACAAGATAAGTCCTATCTATTCATCAAGAATGACATTGACACCTAATATATTGCCGGCAACATACGAACGTCGTTTTTATGATTGTGCTTACCAGCGACCTAATGGTGTTATATGGAGTAGGGCTGACGTATCTGAAAACAGTCAAACAGATCCGTGGCTAACGTACAAGCCTATGGACTATCATGAGTTCCCAACCAGCAACGGGAAGCTTATTCACATGAAGCGTATTGAATCCGATCAGATCCTTGTCAGGTTCGAGGATCAGGTTTCACTCCATAACGCCATAGACGTAATCAAGGAGCGCACCTCCCCGGGGCAGGCTGAGATGGGCACAGGCGGTCTGTTCGCGTCCAGGCCTCTGGAGTACAACACGACCGACCTCGGTTATTCTGGAACACAGAGCACTGAAATAATTAGTTCAGAATTTGGTCACTTCTGGGTAGATACTAAAAGAGCACAGGTATTTATGACCGATCCGAACGGACGTAATCTCAAGGAACTTAGTGTAGGTATCAGGCATTGGCTCAAGCGTCATCTTCCTTTTAAGATTCTTAGATACGGAATAACCAACATCTTAACCGGCACAGAGATGACAGAAGAAGATACAGACAATAAATTTATCGGTCTTGGTCTGTCTCTTGGATGGGATAACAGGTATAAGAGGGTACTTATCACTAAAAAAGATTATATACCTGTTAAGAACCCGGCATATTACAAATATGATGGTGGAAGGTTCTTGTACAATGAAACAGAGGTACTGTCAAACGATAAGGAAATATCTTTAAAAGACGAACAGTATTTTAAAGACGTGTCGTTCACTATCGGATATTCGTGTCTGAAGCAAGAATGGATTTCTTATTATTCGTTCTGTCCTGACTATTATATAGAACAGCAACAATATTTCCAGACAGGAATAAACTTCCCAGCATCAGACGAAGAAGGCGGCTTATGGAGTCATTTGCTGACGAATAAGAGCTTCCAGACATTTTACGGAACAACATATCCGTTTATATTAGAAGTGCCGATAAAAGAGAAATATAATGGCTCTACGCTGGCTTCTGTAGAATACGAGCTTGATGCAAGGAAATACGTCGATGATGTGAATTACACTCTTGACAGGAAAGTAGGTTTAGATACGATAACTATCTACAACGACACAAACAACTCAGGTGAAATTCATCTTGTTCCAGAAGAAAAGAATAATTTAGCGCAACGTATATCGTATCCAAAGATCGTAGGTGACCATACTGAGGTCCTGGATACTGAGGTATATAGAAGACATAAGTTAAATGACTTCTTCAACAGGGTTGACGATGACCGGTCAGAGACCCCTATTTGGATCAAGGACGATAACGATATAAATAAGTCAGTTAATCCTGATGCTCTTAATTTCAGACGGTCATGGCTGGATAGGTTGCGTGGTAGTTGGATGCTGATGAGGATAAAGAAAGTAATTAGCAACCGGAAAATCATATTTCAGTGGTTGATTTCCGAAGATAAGATTAAGAATAGATAATATCGTATTACCCTCTGCCTATTAGCAAGTAGAGGGTAATACTTTTAAGTACAAGGTTGTGTATAATCACCTTATGTTATTCACTACATTTATTTATCCAAATTAATACATTTTAAATCATTTTAATTTGTAAATCATATTTTAGTGTCTATATTTGCATCGTAATCAAGAGAGATTATGATATAAGACAGTGGTGATGGAAGGTGATACTTCGGTTTGTGTCATAGGTTCGAGTCCTATATTTTTCATGTAAGAAAAATTAGATCAGTTGGTAGATCAAAACCTCCTTTCATATCAAAACACCTTCCAGGTTCTCCCTGTTTTAATAAAATATACAGATGGTGAGGAGTTCGGTTACTTCGAAAATTAGCGTAGTGGATAACGCGGTATTCTGCAATAATACTTTTCATTGGTTCGAATCCAATATTTTCATTTTAATTATCCGGCTCCGTTTTTCCTCTGTTTGAAATATATAAAAACTAATGAGTGGTGATGGGGTTAGTTACTTCGAATTTAGCTCAGATGGATAGAGCGATACTCTTTTAAAGTATAGGTCGATGGTTCAAATCCATTATTTCATTGTTTACACTAACTTCAGCTTTTCCCTCATTGAGTATTCATTTTGATATATTTTTTTCAAGCAGTGGTAGTAATATCACTGCTTTTTTTTGTATAACACTTTAAAGAAAACAACAAATGGGAAAGTTTAACAAAAAGGATGAAGGTGTTAAGCCTACGATCGTGAATCACATGGGAGAGAAGGCGTATAAGCCTAACGCAGAAGAAGAGTTGGTATCTACGGTAATGACTACCATGTTATCTGATTCTTATTATGAGAAAGAAAAAGATAAAGTAGAAAGAATTAAGAACCTTATGGATCAGGTGGATCCGTATTTTGCAGCACAAACAGCATTGTATGTTAGGAAAGAAGGAAAGCTTAGGTCAGTAACGCATCTTATGGCTTCTGTCATTGCCAGCAAAGCATCGGGTAAGGAATGGGCTTCAAGGTTCTATAACAAGATCATTATGCGTCCTGATGATATGAGTGAAATTCTTGGCTGCTATGCGGCTCTTAACGACAAAAATCCAAAGAAGTTAAGAGGTATATCCAGTGCTATTAAGAAAGGATTTAAGACGGCTTTGGAAGGTCTTGATCCGTACCGGATTGATAAGTATAAGATGGACAGTAGGGTCATTACTATGGTTGACTTAGTAAACTTATTTCACCCTAAAGGCAATCAGGCTAATAAAATGGCTTTCCAGTACCTTATAGAAGGTCGGTCTTTGTCTGGATTATACGAAAGCAAGATTCTTGAAAAAGAGATGTCTAAAGCCGGACAGGATAAGAAAGACAATAAGGAAAAGAAAGAAGCTTTAGGTGACGCTATTCGGGACGTGGTTTCTAATGTAAAAGGCATGCCTATTTTTAATATGGTTCGTAACCTTGTAAACATAATCAAATACGCGCCTGATCAAATAGATGAAGTTTGTAGGCAGCTTACAATAGAAGAGAAGGTACTTAATTCGAAGATGCTTCCTTTCCGTTTTGCTTCAGCTTTCAAAGAGGTTGAAAATATGGGCACTG